TGCTATAGTCAAAGGCACTGGCACTAAATTTAAAAATAATAATCCAGCCATTAATATCGGAATGACGATTTTAATTAAATCGGGAAATACTAATATTCCGTATATGATTAAATCCGTTAATTCTGACACTGAATTAGTATTAGCACAGCCTGCATTAGCTACCGCAACGAACACCACATTCTCAATTCATATTACTGAGCCAGACAATAATAGTGATGCAGCTAGAACGATGGTTGCAATAAATGCATACACGCAATATTTTCTCGACTCAATGAATACGTGGATGACTGAAACAGGGCAGACAAAAATTGAGATGCCGAACGGGGAGATTGTTGCGCTAGATAGTATTAAGAAGATGCAGAGGGATATACAAAATAAGGCAGATAAATCAACAACAGCACTTCAACTGTTTTCAGGTGGAGTGAGAGCGCCTTACGTAGATGCCATTCAAGGAAGTGATTATTTTGGTTTGAGGGCATTTAATAAAACGCCCTCTTTTTATCTTTCATTTGATGGAGTGGGATACAATATAAATGTACCAATTAAACAAGGTACAATGATGCTGACTGGTGATTATGGATTTGGCTTGGTAAATAATTACATAAATAATAAGTATTTAGAGGATTTATCAAGCCCATCATGTTTATTTGCAATGGGTGCTGCGGTGGGTTCTGATTATTTCAGCGCGTATGGTGCGGGTATTAATATACGATATGATAACAATGGAGCCGTTCGTTTATTTATCTATGGCAGTGGTAATGCTGCAACAGAATATAGAACTGGAGCCATAATTAGACGTAATATGTTGTGGGGGGCATTGAATACAACAACAGACCCACAAGGTTTCATCAAAAAAGCTTCTCCGATTATCAACATCAACCCCGACGGCACATTTACCACTAATGACGAATCAGAAGGTGCAACTGTTACTCGAGTAGCTCAGGGTGAATATCTTATTGAAGGTGTGCTGGGTTTTAACGCTGACGCTGGCTGGGGCGGTGTCGATGGTGGTATTGAAATACCACTTGATGTCAATAAACAGCCTCTTATTTGGGTTAACTCTGAAGTAAATGAGGACGGTTCTATTCTCGTTAAAACGTATCATCGAACTCATCCTAACGCACCTAAATTCGCCCGTAATGATATTGACGGCTATAATGACGGTGACCCAATTGATATCCCTGATGGTCGTTTTATTTCCGTGCGTGTACAGATGCCAGAGCAATCCATCTATAACGTGAGAATGCGTGAGATGGAAGAGGCGCAGAAAGTGGAAGAGGAACGCAGACAAAAAGAAGAGGAGAAAAATCAGGACACCAATAAGACACCAGAAATTGATAACTGATTGATTATATAACTCAATCAGTTCCGTCGAGTATCGTGGCTATATTTCTAGACCATACCAAAATAGTTAGTTGTAGTATCAAATATTATAATTTGCCATAATGTTGCTAGGTTTGATTCTTTATAACCATAGTAATTCATACACTTTTAGAAAAATTGATTATTTCAACAATATTAAATTTAAACAAGTTTTTATAAATATTTCATAAAATGAGGTAATAATGATTTGGCTTATTTTGTATGGAGTAGTACTTTCATTAGTTATAATAGTTTATTATTTTAAAGATTGGTTCAAGTTAACTCATGATTCTTTAAGTTCACAAAAGCTATTTTGGGGAGCGATTCTTATCCCATTCATATCATTCTTATATTTTGGTTTTTTTTCATGGGTAGGCCATTCAGTAGATCTATCATCGGAAGGATTAAATAGATTTATTATGATAAGTAAACTACCTCTGGGATTATTATCATTATCAATACCATTTGTTGCAATTATAACTAGTTTACACAGATCTATTCAAACCGCCGCGCAGATATCATCTGCAAATACCCAGATTGATTTGGCAAAGAAAAAAAATACTTTAGATGAGCTTTTTTCAAGAGAAAAAAATTTTGTCGAGAAATGTACCTATATCGAGAAACAAGTTGGAAGTATTAGCATCAAGCTTCAAAACAGTATTACCACTTTTCAATTTAACATATCTGCACCTCATATTTTATTTCATAAAATATACGACACAACTCTTAATAATGGAAATATCACATACGATCTAACTGGTTTCATAAGTGGTTGTTTTATGCAACATTTTTCAACCATAGAAGAAAATCTTAAACTTCGTTATGAATGCATTGATAACAAAAGTGGGGTAGGGATTGATGGTGAGCTATCTCAGCTATTTGTAATAGTTAGAGCAATATGTAGATCTTTTGATATATTATCAGTTCCTACTTGTACAGTTCCTTATTTTTATATAGCGGGAAAGAGTAGCAATTTTCAGCTTTGTATCAGTTCAGAAGCAGAGTTAAAAATGTTACTAAGGAAATATATAACTCTAGCCGAATCTTTATTCAGTATCACCAATCTCTCGGGTAAATATTCTTTTCATTATATGAAAAAATATACTTTTGAAGGTTTTAGTTTATTTCCGTCATTCGACAATGGAGTTATAGCTTCTGATTATATAGAAATAAACTGGGATAGTACTGTTAATGCATTTAAAGGATATAGTTAGGTATAATGAATGTGATTTAAGTGAATATTCAATATAATCTTTTAATGATTACCATATAAATGGTTGTTTAAGTGTAAATCTAAGGCCCAATTTTTGTTTAATGCTAACTATCAAATGTAATTGTGTGGCACGTTAATAAATTACTAGTTCGCATTTAATTTAATGTAAATTAAATGAGTTTAACTCTCTTTAGTTGGGGTTTTTACACTAAGTTTCATTCTTATCTGCGTTAGCTATGAGACTAATATATGGTTATCAAAACCAATAAAAGCATTATGGTAATCAATCAGTTATAAAAAGGCATAACCATCATCTTTTGGGTTTATTAAAAGCAAATATACCTTAATAAACAAGTGGTTAATGATGGTGGATTTATATAATGCTACGCCACATGGGTTGGACAGAAGCCGCTGACTTAATCATTAAAGGTATGGAAGGCGCGATTGCCGCTAAGACTGTAACTTATGATTTCGAACGTCAGTTAGAAGGCGCTAAACTGCTGAAATGTAGCGAGTTTGGTGACGCGATTATCAAACATATGTAATATAATTAGCGTTGCGAACTGATTACGGGAACTTAAGGGTTCCCGTTTTTGTTACAGGATTTTTTATGAGTACGTGTAACGTCTTGATGCGTATTTTTGTATTAAAAGTAGCCTAATGTAGCAAAACCAAACAAACAATGCATAAAGCGTAAGTGTTAAAATCAACCCATTAAAAGAGGCGATAAGGCTTTATTTACGGCGAAATGAAAAAGAAAGAAAATAATCTGCAAACTGCATGATAAACGTGGCGAAAATTATCATTTGCAGATTATCTGATGGATTAAAATAAGGTCAGAAATAAGATTAACACGCGATGGTTATCCATTCTTTGCCACGAACATCATTATAACGGTCTGTCTGTGCTCGAGTGGCATGCCCTAATAAAGCTTGCGTATCGATACCCTGCTTTCGATATAAACGTTCTGATAATGAACGTTGCTCATGAAAGGACGCTGGCATTCCTTCACCCCAATCAATATTGGTTTTATTTCTTGCTTTGGTGAAATTCGTTGTCATCGTATTTGCGGTGACAGGGCCTCCTCGTTGCCCTTGTGATGTAGTCCGAAAATAGTGAATTAAATAGTGGCTTACCACGCGATCACGACAGCGGTCAACGATTTCTTTAAGTGAAACATTGATGGCTTGATTGCGTAAAGAAAGGGGAATGGCCACTTTAGCCCCCGTTTTTCCTTGAACAACATGTAAATGGTCATCCCAAATATCTTGAAAACGCATCCGTGAGATATCGCTAATACGCTGACCTGTTACGAGAGCAAGGAGCATCGCATTACCCATATAACGATGTTGCTTGTCCGCTAAATCATAAATCTGATGCCACTCATCTAAAGTCAATCTTTGACGTTTTATCCGAGTTTTTGGCCTTTTAGTTGCCAATGCGGGGTTATAACCTGGTGGAACTTCACCCGCATGTTGTGCTTCTTTAAAAATATCACTAAAAACGGATCTAACGACCTGTGCCATACGCGATTGTCCCGCCGTTTTATACTCGTCGAGAATACTGACCAAATCTCGAGTGCCTACTTTGGCTAATGGGAGCAACGCTAATTTTTGGCGCATAAGGGCGATGGGTTTTTTCTTTTGCCGATAGGTGGCCAGTTGTATCTCTCCTTGATCTAAGCGCTCCTTTTGGATGTTCCAATAACGATCTAACCATGTGGCAACCGTAATCGACTCATCTTTGTCAGTTGCAATGCGATCACTGATGGCTAAAATTTGACGCGTTCTTTGCTCTGCAATACGGTTATTGGCTTCGATGGCGATTAATCGCGCTTGAGTTTCATCAGCGCCCAAGGAATGAAATTTACCCGTTATAGGGTGACGATATCGCCAATACATTTTTCGCATTCTTGGATGATACGTTGTATATAAATTGGGGATATCAATGTTCTTCTCACGAGGTCGTCCGGTCATCTTTCAGTATCTTCCTTAATATTGGATCATCAAAGGTATTGATTGAAGGGATAGCTAACATGCCGACTAAATCCGCATCTTCTCTTACTCGCCACATGCCACCTTCTTTCCTTGCGGGAGGGCAGAAAAAACCTAATCGCGCATAGCGACTTAATGTGGTGAGAGACGGCGGACGACTTTTGTATCGTTTATCAGCCCATTCTTTTAATGTTAATACTTGCATTATTCTTTCCTTATATTATTAAAAATGAATTAATAATGATTATTCCTTTATTTTAAATAAATGAATGCTGTATTTATTTGATGACTAATTAATACGTAATTATATTTATAGTCTTTTATTCCCTTATCGTTTAAATGCGTGGGTGTTTGTTACTTGTGATTAATTGTACTCTATGTTTCTTTATAGGCAATAACACTGTGAGGGGAAGTACATATTGAGCTGAAGTGATCCAGCTCAATAAATTAAACTAAATAAGTTAAAGTGTTTGAATAATTTGTATCACATAACCAATGATTTGATAATCATGAGTTAATAATATAGGCGTAAAGGCGGTATTTAATGAAACCAAATAAAGATGAGGGGGTTCTGATATCAATTTCTTAATTACCACATCATGGGTAATACAATTTTTCGCGATGATTATCTTTCCATATAATTCAATATTATTTTTAAATTCCGGCTCGATAATAATCGTTGAACCCTTTGGTATGGAGGGGAGCGAGTAAGGGTTAGTCATTGATTCACCTTGATACACAAGCCCATAAGCCTGCTCAGAAACAGGTACTGTTGCATAACACCAAGTTTGAATATCACTTAATCTTAATGTTTCATAACGTGCATTCCAATCAATGGTTTGCTCTAGTGTGATAACGGGAATTTGACGAATATTCATTGTCTTGCGTGTGATTATTAATGCATCAGCATCGGATGATGTTCCACCATAAAGTAACCATTCGGGTGAAACTTCAAGAACTTTAGCCAGCATTTGTAAGTTTTCCCCGTCGGGCTCGGTGACTTGGGTTTCCCATTTTGTAATAGAAACTCGGCTGACACTTAACATCTTTGCTAATGACTCTTGTGTTAAAGCTAATTGCAATCGACGCTCTCTAATTCGGGTATGCATTTTGTTTCTCATGTAATTCCCATTTCCTTTTATTTAAGTAAAAATGATTTGCGTGTCCATTCTCTATTTGTTAATTTTAATAGCGTAATCGATAACTGATTAATTTAATCTATAAAGATGTTATTTAAATTAATCCTATTAATTTAACTCACGATAGTTTCAATAGTAATAACGAATTGGATTTTTTCGTTAAGTGTGCTAATTAAAATTAATGCAACGGAATATTTTACAAAACAAAAGTGGAATTACCATCTTTTGTTATTTTTTCAATTAAATTATTTTTAATTTGATGCGCATCTTTTTTTTAAAAGAATGGTAGAAAAAGGAATTCACATGAAATTATTAATGGAAAAAACACGTCCTCAGATAGTCATACCTGAATTAGCAGTTCAAATTGGGTTATACGAAGCAATTGTTTTGCAACAATTACATTATTGGATAACAGAAACAGCATCGGGTGTTGAATATGAAGGACGGCGATGGATCTACAATACATTACCTGATTGGCATTTACAGTTTCCCTACTTATCTCTATCAACACTAAAACGCGTCTTTACTCATCTTCGAACGGCTGGATTGATTGAAGTGAAACAGCTCAACAAACACCTTCATGATCGTACTAACTTTTATAGTATTAATTATCAGCATAAGATTTTGAAAACAGAAGATGAAGAGCAAAATACGAGTGAAGAAGGTAGTGATAATAAAACGAAAATACGTGCATTCGATGGTGCCAAACAGGAACAATCGAAGGGAAGCAAAAGTCAGTCTCAGAACGGTTCAAATAGGGCTCTTCTTACAGAGAATACAACAAAGATTACTACAAAGAGTAACCTTAAAAGATCTTGTTCAGATTGCTCATTATCAAATCGTGAGCGGCCTGAAATAGACATTATTCGCTATTTTAATAAAACAACTCACTCCCATTATCGAGAATGTCAAACCACGTTGAGCTATGTTCGAGCGAGGTTAGTTGATGGTTTTCAAGTTGATGAATTGATCTTAATTACCGATTACCTAACAGCAAAATGGCTTAATGATAATAAAATGCAGGATTATTTAAGACCTAAAACCCTGTTCCATAAAAACAATTGTGCAGAGTATCTTGATAAAGCGAAAAAATGGCAATTAAAAGGACGACCGGCTTATCAAAATGGGCGGTGCTTAAAGGAGGGCGAGATCCCTATTGAAATCGATTGTGCTGAAAGAGATAACACATTTAGTCTGTTATTTAGTTCAGCATGGAAGCCTAAAACAGCCCTTCAGATCCTCGCGAAAAAAATCGCCTTACAACGTGGTTTAGGGCGAATGCATATTCATAATGCTAAAGCGCTTTGGAAAGAAATTTGGTATCAGTCCGCACAGTTAATTGCACGTTCAACACACCACAATAGTATTGCATAAAGGTACTTGCGACATGAGAGATATACAGCAAGTATTAGAGCGATGGGGGGCTTGGGCATCTGATGCACAAAGTGGTGTGGATTATTCTCATATTGCGGCGGGTTTTAAAGGGATATTACCTTATCAATCCTCATCTCGTATAAGCTGTTGCGATGATGATGGATTGATCATTGATTCTGCTATCGCCCGTCTAAAACAACTGAGAAAAGAAGAAGAGGTGAATGCACTTATATTACATTATATTTATCAGCATCCTAAAAGAAGTATTGCGAGATGTTGGAAAATAAGTGAAAGCCGAGTTCGCCAAATTATACAAGTCGCAGAGGGTTTTATTGAAGGAGGGCTGGCAATGTTAGAAATACGTTTAGAGATGGATCATGAAGTTTATTGTTATAAGAAAACAAATTAAATAAAAAAGTATTAACGCGCTACGCAAACTAGCTGTTAATCTAATAAAAATAAAGATATTTACCTGACTTATGTTTTATTTAAAACGGTAATATTAAATAATGAAATATCAAATACTATTTTAATTAATGTTTATATGGCCTAATCTTGTTAAGTAATGCTTAATTTTTAAGGTTTGAATTTTTATGATATAAACTTACATCTTCATTTTAAATGTTAGAGTTATTATGATCCCTAAAAGACTAAAAACAGCAAGAGCAAGAGTTGAATTAACTCAAGAGGAGTTAGGAATTTTAGCTGAGATAGATGAAGAGTCAGCTAAAATTAGAGTTTGCCAATATGAGTCAGGCACACATCGTCCTAATTTTGAAACTATTTGCCGGTTTGCCAAAATATTGAAAGTACCAGAAAATTATTTTTACACTTTAAATGATGAATTCGCAGAAGAGTTAATTCTTATTTATAATGAAAAATATAATTTACTATAAATTTTTTTAAAGAAGTGCTATGCACGTTTTTTTACTTTATGATATAAAATAAATGAATTACTAAAATAAAATACTATTTTTAAAGAAATTGCTATTTGTTTAATAATTGGGAGGTGAGATAGAATAGATAAAATAAATATTATATTAATTTTGAAGAGTAATTAGTTTTGAATTATGGTTCCTATTAGATTGAGATATGCCCGTAAAAGGGCAAAGTTGACTCAGGCAAGATTAGGTGCTTTAGTTGGAATGGAAATAGCTAGTTCTCGTTCTAGAATTTCGCAATACGAGTCTGGGTTACATAAACCAAGCTTTGATATGGTATGTAAGCTAGCCAAAGTACTTAATTTGCCTGAATGTTATTTTTATACTGTTAATGATAATCTGGCAGAAGATATCATTGAATTATATTATAATAAATATTGCTAATGATGAATTTATTCTTTATTTTTATCATTAAATTTTTGTTCTCTTGTTTTTCGGATAATTTGATTTCCGTTTTCATCAAAATATCTTTCAGGCCATATTGTTGAAGGTGGCAAATTAAGTTTTTGAGCGATAATTTGTTCACCTTTAGGCCATGGTCGGGACAACGCATTAGCTAGAGTTGAGGAACTTAAACCAGCACCTCTGGAGATCTCTGCTAACGTTGTCCCTTTTTTCTTTAATGATGCGATAATATCTGCTGCATGCCAATTTTTATTAATCATAATATACCCATATGAGTTTGATGAAATAATGTATTATAAGTAATTTGTTAATACATCGGTTAACATTTTTTATTTTAAATAATTATTGTATTTTTTCAATTGAAGTGATTCCTATTTTTAAATGTAGTGAATTAGTATTTGTTTTTATAAAAATATCTTAAATATATAAATTAATATTTTTTGTTTTTACAATTATCAATAAAGTTATTTATTTAAAAATAATCTGACAAAAAACTTGCTGTTTTTAGGATGAGGAGTTACATCTTTAGATATATTCTCTTTTAAATAAAAGGTGTAAAATATCATGATAAAACAGAGTGATATGACTATTCAGGCATATGATGTATTAGAAATGATATCACAAAGTGTAGGTAAGGATATAATAGAAATCGTAAGTGAATCAAAACTCAGTTATGAAAGTTGCGAATTTTTACTCACTCAATTGGAAATATCAGGACTAATTTTAAAACAAGATAATTTTTATAGGCGAACAAGTAAGGGGATTAATTAAATACTTTATCTTATAACAGAATGCATCGGTTTACATTTTTCTTGCATAAAAGATGAATTTACATTTGATGAGCCATAGATAAAGATAAGGTCGAATAATTATTTTACAAATTAAAATATAAGATAAAGCTTTTCGATGAATTGACGATATACATAACTACTTATCTTAAATTAGAGATTGAATTTGTGAAAAAAATTTTAATATTATCACTATTGTTTAGTTCTTCTGTATTTGCACAAAATGTCGATGTGGGGCAAGTATGTAAAGCGTCTGCGGCAACCATGTTTGGTCAAGATCATAAGATTATGCAATTAGATACTATTGAAAACGGTATTGCTTATGTACATTACATTCGTTCAGTAGATAGCAGTCGCTGGGCTATTAAATGCAAGCTAAACGGTGAAAAGGTAATTTGGGCATCAAATAATGCTAATAGTATTGGTCGATGGAGGGATGATCCTTTAGATAGCATTGTGAAATATTCTGTAAATGGCGGGGACATCACGATTTCTGAAATTTATAGTGATGGTTCTAAAACGGAAAAAACATATCCAATAAAAGAGCTATAGATTACCACCTGTTTTTTCACTCTTTTATATTAAATATAAATACAAGTCAGAAGTTTGATAATTTCTGGCTTTTTTGTTGCCTCAATAAAGGATATAGATGCAATTATACAATAATGACGCATTGATTGTGCTGAAAGCGTTACCAGAGAATTGTATTGATTTGATAGTGACTGATCCCCCTTATTTTAGGGTTAAATCTTGTGCATGGGATAATCAGTGGGCAAATGAAGCTGAATACTTAGCGTGGCTAGATGACGTATTAACTGAGTTTTGGCGAGTATTGAAACCGAATGGAAGCTTGTATTTATTTTGTGGCTCTAAGCTTGCCTCTGATACTGAATTATTAGTAAAAGGACGGTTTAATATGCTAAGTCATATTATTTGGGCCAAACCTTCAGGCCCTTGGCGACGCCAGAATAAAGAAAGCCTGCGTGCATTTTTTCCTTCGACAGAACGAATATTGTTTGCGGAACATTATCAAAGACCAGTACAAGCAAAAGGGGCTGAGTTTGTTATAAAGTGTCGTGAACTCAAGCAACAAGTATTTAAACCGCTTATGGATTATTTTATCGATGCACGATCAGCATTACAGGTTGGTGTTAAACAAATAAATAAAGTTACAGGGAAGAAAATGGCTAATCACTGGTTTGGTCGCAGTCAGTGGCAATTACCATTAAGGGATGACTATCAAAAATTACAAATGTTATTTTCACAACGAGCTACGCATATTGATCAGTTATCACCGTTATTACGTACCTATGATGATTTGCTGTCAGAACATAAAGTTTCTCAGATACGTTATCAAGTATTGGTTGAAGAATACGGATTATCGAAGCGTCCTTTTTTTGTTACAGCTGATGTTCCTTACACTGATGTGTGGACATATTCTCCAGTGCAATATTATCCTGGGAAACATCCTTGTGAGAAACCATCAGACATGATGGAACATATTATTCGTTCGAGCAGTCGTGAGGGGGACTTAGTGGCCGATTTCTTTATGGGCTCAGGGGCAACACTGAAAGCAGCACTAAAACTTAATCGAGAGGTTTTAGGTGTTGAGCTAGAAAAAGAACGCTTCGAACAAACAGAGAAAGAGATAAATAATACATTGTTATAGATATAATCAGTACTCATTAAGCAAGTATTGGCAAGGTCAGTAAAGTCAGAAGTGCGATTTTAATCACCGAATTGACTTAAGCTAAATGTTATTAAATTATCTTCATACTTAAATGGAGGTAATGAATGGTTGTTTGTCGGGGATGTAAATATCCATTATCTGAATCTCAAGAGATAGAAATAGATGGTGAGTTGTTGAAATCTTGTCCCAAATGCTCATCCAATAAGGGTGTTCATATTTTCTATAGGTATGAAGACTTTGGAATGAGAGATATGGGGGATGGACGTCATATTGTACAATCATGGTGCCCATCATGTCGCTCTGATGAGTATCCGTCCCTTAAAACAAAATTTACTTGTTAATTTATTAGTAAAGTAAAATTATAAGGCCTCCTTTGGTGGCCTTTTTCGTATAAGAGATAGTTATGTAACATAAAAAATTATAAATTGCAGTTAGTATGGCATCAATGCAAGTGGAAGAACGAGGACAATAAATAATAGAGTTAAAAAAATAGCTAGCATGCAATTAATGAGCTATAAATTAGAAACTATTAATAAAGCTACACTAATGGCTCTACTATTTACCACTTAAAGCTTTTTAGTTGTTTGACCTATTAGAGCTATTTGCTCTTTAACTAGTAGTTGCTCATTCCATTTTAGAGTTTTATTTAACATTCTAAAAACGTTATTTTTTATTTTTATTACCATTAGTCATTAGCTTTGCTAACAATGAAAATAAAAAATGTGTGGCATACATCATTTTTCTACTTTAATTTTTAGATCTTTTATTTTTTCAAATTCATATTTCATAAAGCTTCTTTACCGAAGTAAATCAGCCATCCTTTCGGTTCATTACATTGGAATAACCTATCAGTTTAACTTAAGTTTTACTGTTTCTTGTTTAACTCACTCATATTAATCATCAACGGACACTCCATAGGGGTGTATATGCGCATGGAAAAATTGACCAATGTTACCTACGGAACGGCTGGCTTAACTGCCTTTTTTGCAAGTATCTCATTGTATGAATGGGGATTTGTAATAGGGATGGGATTTAGCATGCTGCTTGGATTAGCAACTTATCTGATGACATGGCGAGAACAGCGGAAACGAACAGCGTTATTTGCCGAGCTAGTTCATCGAAATTGTTCTAGTGATCCGCGAGACATAGAAAAGATAGTTGGTGAAATACTGACTAAAGCTAAAAAGGACATTTAATGAATCTAAAACAAAAGGTAGCTGCAGTTGCGAGTGCAGGTGTAGTAAGTATTGCGATAACTATGATTAGTTATTTTGAAGGTGTGCATTACGAACCTTATCGTGATGTTGTTGGTGTGCTGACGGTTTGCTACGGACATACTGGCAATGACATCATTCAGAATAGGCTATACACACAGCAAGAATGTGATGCTTTATTACAAAAAGATTTTATTAAAATACAACGACAAGTCGATGCTTTAGTTAAAGTATCCCTCGATAATCACACTCAAGCCTCTTTATATTCTTTTGCTTTTAATGTTGGAATAACTGCATTTGCGCGTTCTACTTTACTCAATAAATTAAATGCAGGTGATAAACATGGTGCTTGTGAAGAAATGAAACGCTGGGTTTATGCTGGTGGAAAAGTATGGAAGGGCTTAATTAATCGCCGTGAAATGGAATCTACTTTATGCCATGGAAATCTTTAATTATTATTTTGTGCTTTATTATTACTCTTTTTCTTATTGTTATCTTCAGTTTTTATCTTTCCATTGATCCTTTTTGTTCAAATGATAAAGCGAGTTTAGCTAAACGTTGTCAACGCGCTATTTCTCATCATAGGTATTAATCAATAATGAATTGGAAAGTTTATATCATGACTATAGCGATAGTTATCATTGCGGGTGGTTATATGGTGGTAAATGAGCAATCAAAAAAACTCAATAGATTAAACGATGCTAATAAGGAGCTAGCCAGTCGTTTAAAAGAGCTAGTGAATATAAATCACGATTATCAAAAACGGGTAACTCTATTAAATCAGCTCGATATTAAACACACTAAGGAATTAGTTAATGCGAAAAAGAAAATTGATGGGTTGCGTATTTTGGCTGAGCGTAATCCTAAGCGGGTGTATATCAGAGCCGAGTGCTCCTCTCGTATCACCACAAATTCCACCTCCAGCATGGATGATGCAACCCCCGCCAGACCTACTGACACCGCTATCCGAAATTATTGGCTACTTAGAGAGCGAATTGCCGAGTCGGAAAGAATGATTAAGGGATTGCAGGAGTATATCAAAATAGAATAAATCAATAACTACAGTTATAAATTTTTTGATAATAATAAGATTAATTAATAGTATGTATTGGAATATATAATTATAATGCTATTATGTTAAACAACTTTTATAAAATTTAATTTGGCTAGATTTAATGAAAATCATAATAAAATTATTAGTTATAACTCAATTTTTATTCTTATCAATAAATGCACACGCATTAATGGCGAGAACGGTAGTTATAGCAGCAACCTATGAATCTTATTTTGCATGTGCAGCCGCTCAAGAAAATATAGAGTTTGATAAAATTTATCTTCTAATGCGTGATAATCGAAATGAAGTAAATGGCGAAGGAGATCAAATACCATTGTCTTTAAATCCTAGATTTGATACCGATTTACTTAAACATTATCGTATAGTTCAAGAAATTAAAATGAGCGGAAAACAATTAGACTGTAATATCTTTGCTAGTGTTGTGTATGATTCATTAAAAGAAGAGCTCGATGCAAATGATATGAGTGAATATGTTCCAATGAGTAAGAAGAATGCGGATAAAATTTTATCTTTGTTAAAATGATTAATTCTTTGTTATTTATAAAGTTTTCAATAATATTTAATAAATTAATATCTATCTATTAATTCGTTAATAGCTTGAAGAATAGAATAAATTACAAAAGGTACTCCCAATAGCCTCCCTTCCCACGGGGCGGGGGCTTCGCGGAAAACGCCAAATTTTTGCATTTTATTTCAGCATCACCACTACTTAATCAACCTATTGATTTTTAAATATATAAATAATAAATGTTGATGAGTGTGAACGTTTTTTGTTCATCAACATATTTTGAGTTCCATTATTTTCTACAGAAACTTTTCTTAATATTCATAAGAATGTGATGTAGTAACTTGTATTAATTACATTCTGCACGTATATCATAATTTATTATTGAAAGTGGAATATCCCATAATGAAGTTTGATAAAAAATTATTGTTAGGTGTGTTTGGTGCAAGTGAACGAGGTAAAACTCAAACACTGAGCAAATTGATTGATAAGTTTGAATCAGATAAAAGCTATTCTATTCCTTTTGAATTAAAAATAAGGGAATTATCTTCAAGTGATGAGATCGCTATTTTTGAGAAAAATGGTATTAAAATAGGAATTTCTACAGAAGGTGATTATAAAGAAATAGTAGATAAAACAGTTGGGAAATTAATTAGTCATGGATGTGATCTGATCGTTACAGCGACAAGAACTAAAGGTGAAACTACGAACTTAATTAATCAAATAGCAGATAAATATTGCTATGAAATGCAATGGTTCGAAAAAAATACAAATATAAATGAGTGGTGTAATAAATGGCCTCATAAAGGTGAAGATTTTGAAAAAAGAAAAACCGAATATTTTAATAAATTAAACGAAACAGATGCTCAATTTCTTTTTGACTATATTGATTCCCTAACACAATAAAGTTAAATACCACTGTGAACACCCGCTCAACGCGGGTTTTTTTATTCACTATTTACATGCAATGATGGATCAAAAACTCAAACAGCTAACACTCAATATTAGCCAGATAGCTGCATTATCAGGGATACATCGACAAACAGTTTCATCACGCCTTAAAAATCTCACACCTGTTAATACCAATAACTCAAACCTCAAACTTTATGCCCTTAGCGATATTTTAGCCGAAACAATGAAAGCTCCTGCATCGATTGATAGTCAAGACATGCAACCTCAAGATCGCAAAGCATGGTATCAATCAGAACGAGAACGATTGAAATTCGAGCAAGAAATAGGTGAGTTATTACCTGCATCCGATGTTGCTCGTGAATATGCTGCTTTAGCGAAAGCAATGATACAGGTGTTGGAAACACTACCGGATATATTAGAGCGCGATTGTGCATTAACGCCTTCAGCGGTTTTTCAAATACAAACAGTGATTGATGACCTACGTGATCAAATAGCGATAAAAGTGCTAGCAGACGATGAGCTTAAGGAGGATTAAAAGGAGGGGAAATGGTTAAACCAATATCTGCCTCTTTGTTACGTAAGAATGTGGCTCAACTCATTAAAGCACCGAGGCGAATGCCGGTTGCGGATGCTGTGGCAAAATATATGCGCGTACCTATGGGAGCGGGTAACTCTGTTCCTTGGGACCCAGCAGTATCTCCTTACATTGTTGAACCCATGAATTGTTTATCGTCACGGCTCTATGATGCAGTGATATTCGTGGGGCCTGCGAGAACAGGAAAGACAGTTGGGTTAATTGATGGGTGGGTAATTTACAATATTGTGTGCGACCCTTCTGATATGTTGCTGGTGCAAATGACGCAAGATAAAGCACAAGAACACAGTAAAAAACGGCTTTCTCGCACCTTTCGTTGTAGTCCTGAAGTCAGCAAACAACTCAGTCCTCGTCGTAACGATAATAACGTGTTTGATAAATACTTTTTATCGGGCAGTTTTTTAAAAATGGGGTGGCCATCCATTAATGTGATGTCCTCATCGGACTTTAAATGTGTTGCTCTTACCGATTATGACCGTTTTCCCGAAGATATCGACGGTGAAGGGGATGGTTTTTCTTTAGCATCAAAACGGACAACCACTTTTATGTCAGCGGGTATGACGTTGGTGGAAAGCTCTCCGGGGCGTGATATCACCGATACTAAATGGAGTCGTTTGTCTCCTCACGAAGCTCCGCCCACAACCGGCATTTTATCGCTTTATAATCGGGGTGATCGCCGTCGCTGGTACTGGCAATGTCCTCACTGCCACGAATATTTTCAGCCTATTTATGATGCGGTAAAGGGGTATCGTAACAATCCAGATCCCGTAGAAGCGAGTGAATCTGCGTATGTGGAATGTCAGCACTGTTTAGGTCGCATCGAGCCCCATCAAAAAAGAGAACTCAATAATAAAGGAGTATGGTTGATTGAAGGGCAGTCCATTGATAAGCAAGGGAAGATCTCAGGCACTGGGCGTCGTTCGCGTATTGCCTCTTTTTGGATGGAAGGACCTGCTGCTGCTTATCAAACGTTGTCTCAGTTAGTTTATAAATTACTGACTGCAGAACAAGAATACGAATTAACCGGCAGTGAAGAAACCCTAAAAGCGGTCACCAATACAGACTGGGGCTTGCCTTATTTACCGCGCACAGCACAAGAACAACGCCGTAGTGATGAACTGATTAATCGTGTTGAAAGTTGGGATGAGTCAGTTGTGCCAGATGGCGTGCGGTTCTTGGTTGCCACGGTTGACGTGCAAGGTGGTAAAAAACGTCGCTTTGTGGTGCAAGCGGTCGGTTACGGTGAAAAAGGTGAACGTTGGGTGATTGACCGATTTGAGATCACACAATCTCTACGCTATGACAATAACGGTGAGTGCCGTCGAATTGATCCGGGCTCTTACCCTGAGGATTGGCAAGTATTAATCACAGATGTATTAGAGAAAACCTATCCATTGCAACATTATCCTCACCATGAAATGGAAATCATGATGTTGGGCGTAGACTCTGGTGGTGAAGAGGGTGTTACTGATAATGCCTATAAATTTTGGCGTCGCTGTCGAAAAGAGGGATTACACCGTAAAGTCTATCTCTTTAAGGGCGACGGGCATAAACGCAGTAAGTTAATTACTAAATCATTCCCTGATAACACCAGTCGTTCTGAAAGGCGCGCCCAAGCCAAAGGGGATGTGCCTCTTTATTTACTGCAAACAGACCAACTTAAAGATCGGATCAGTTCTGCGTTATCGCGCGATACTGTCGGGCCTAATTATATTCATTTCCCTGATTGGCTGGATGAATCGTTCTATGACGAGTTGACGTATGAAGAGCGTGATGAAAAAGGGCATTGGGAAAAACCGGGTCGAGGCGCTAATGAGGCATTTGACTTGATGGTTTACGCCCATGCCTTGGTGATATTAAAGGGGTACGAAGGGATCAATTGGGAAAAACCGCCTAAATGGGCAAGGTTGCCTGATGTAACGCTTTCCTCATCTCCGTCAATTGCCGATATCGCCACAGAGCCTGAAATAAAACCCTCACCCGAAATCCAAAAACAGGAAATGCCTGCCGTATCAGCATGGGCACCGGTATCAAACAGCGGAGGCTGGATATGACGAAAGAAGAAATTGAACACATGATTGAGCAATACCGTTTAGCGGAAGAGGCGGTATTAAAAGGCAAATCCATCACCTTTAATGGACAAGCCATGACAATGGAAAATCTCAACGAGATCATTAAGGGGCGGGAGCGTTGGGAAACCCGTTTATCGGCGTTGATATCACGAAAACGAGGTAATCCAATGTATAAATTAGCGAGGTTTAGATGACATTATTAGACAACGCCATTGGTTATTTTGCCCCAAGCTGGCAAGCCTCGCGTCTCCGCTCTCGATTACAAATTAAAGCCTATGAAGCCGTTTTACCCACTCGTACTCATCCCGCTAAACGTGAAAATCGTAATGGTAACCAACTGACTCAATTTGGTGGCACATCATTACGGGAGCAAGCGCGATGGCTAGATAACAATCATGATATCTCTATCGGCATTCTCGACAAGATGGAAGAGCGCATTGTCGGGGCAAAGGGCATTATTGTTGAGCCTCAGCCCTTAGATGGCGCAGGGCAAATCCATGAAGAGTTAGCCTCGCAAATTCGTCAAGCCTGGGCGGAATGGTCCGTGTTACCTGAAGTGACAGGGCAATTTAGTCGCCCTGTATTAGAACGTTTATTGGTCAGAACGTGGCTACGTGATGGTGAAGTCTTTGCTCAACTGGTCAAAGGTAAAGCCAAGGGGTTAGATCCTCAAGCCAATATCTATTTTTGGCTCGAAGCCTTAGAGCCTGACTTTGTGCCGATCCACATGAATATGCCAGAAAGTAAGATTATCCAAGGCATTAAGTTCAATGAGTGGGGGCGACCCACAGGGTATCAGGTATATAAAAACCTCCCCCAATTCAGTGCCAATTTAGGGGATATCAAAACCATTGATGCCGAAAATATGTTGCACCTGAAATTCACTCGTCGGCTTCATCAATCGCGGGGTATCAGTTTATTTTCAGGGATCTTGATGCGCTTAAGTGCGTTAAAAGATTACGAAGATGCGGAGTTAACCTCCGCACGTATCGCTGCTTCATTGGGCATGTACATCAAGAAAGGGGATGCCGGCTCTTTCCCAGAGGGTGAATACGACGAAGATGAGCAACGTAACATCGATATTCAACCGGGCATGATTTACGACGGATTAAAACCGGGTGAAGAAGTGGGCATGATCAAATCAGACCGACCCAATCCTAATCTACAAACTTTTCGCAATGGGCAATTACGTGCAGTTTCTGCAGGCAGTCGGGGCAGTTATTCCAGTATCGCCCGTGACTATAACGGTACATATAGCGCTCAACGACAAGAGCTGGTGGAGTCATTTGAAGGTTATAACATTTTCCAAGATACCTTTGTGGCAGGTATTAGCCGTCCGATATATCGCAATTGGTTAAAAATGGCGATAGCCAGTGGTGTGGTCGCCGTGCCTCCTGATGTTGATACTAAATCCCTGTTTAATGCGGTTTACAGTGGCCCTGTGATGCCGTGGATTGATCCGAAAAAAGAGTCTGAGGCATGGAAAACCTTATTACGCGGTGGTGCGTCAACAGAAAGTGACTGGATACGCGCCAAAGGGGGCAACCCTGCGGATGTGAAACGTCGTCGTAAAACCGAAATTGACGAAAATAAACGATTAGGACTGGTATTTGATACTGATCCTGCTAATGACAAAGGGGCACAAGATGCTAAACAACAAAAACTTGATGACGATGCCTAAAATGTCGGGGCCAGTAATTCAAAAAAGCTGGTTTCGCATGCAGGCTAAAGAAGACCAAACCGCCGATATCTATATTTATGATGAAATTGGTGGGTGGGGAATTAGCGCAAGACGCTTTACAGAAGATTTACTCTCGCTGGGTAATCTCAGCCATATCAATCTGCATATTCACTCGCCGGGTGGTGAGGTGTTTGATGGTATCGCCATTTATAACCAACTTAAAAACCATTCTGCAACAATCACGGTTTATATCGATGGTTTGGCCGCCTCAATGGCGTCGGTCATTGCCATGGTCGGTGACACGGTCATTATGCCGAAAAATGCCATGATGATGATCCACAAACCGTGGGGTGTTTCATGGGGGGATGCGAATGATATGCGCGAATATGCTGACTTGCTCGACAAGTTAGAAAACGTATTAATCCCTGCTTATGTGGCGAAAACAGGAAAAACAACAGAAGAAATTACCGCCATGTTAGAGCAGGAAACATGGCTGGATGGTGACGAGTGTGTTGAACACGGTTTCGCCGATAAAGTGATTGAGCCAGTAAAAGCAATGGCAAGTCTTACATCTAAACGAATTGAGGAATTTTCATCTATGCCAAGTGCAATTAAAAATCAAATTACCCCTAAAAATACCACGAGTCCTACACAACCTCATCCAACTCCAGTGCCAGCACCGGAGCCACAACCTAGCGCCACCTATGCTGACGAACAAGCGCGATTAAATGGGATTAAAGATTTATTTGCCATGTTCGGTGGTCGTCACAATGATTTGATGATTACTTGTTTAGCGGATGCGAGCTGTTCTATTGAGAAAGCGCGTGAGCAATTACTTAACACGGTTGCACAACAACAAAATCCTGAACCATCAAATAAAGGTAATGCACATATTTACGCTGGAAACGGCAATATCGTGGGTGACAGTGTGCGTGCCTCTGTGATGGCACGCGCGGGTTATCAGGATTATGAAAAAGATAACGCCTATAACAGCATGACACTGCGTGAATTAGCGCGCGCATCACTGACAGAGCGTGGCATCGGTGTGGCCACGTATAATCCGATGCAAATGATTGGTATGGCGTTTACGCATAGCACCTCTGATTTCGGTAATATCCTGCTGGATGTCGCGAATAAAGCGATTTTGCTCGGCTGGGAAGAAAACGACGAAACCTTTGAAAAATGGACGAAAAAAGGGCAACTCAGTGACTTTAAAACCGCACATCGTGTGGGATTAGGGGCATTCCCTTCCTTACGTCAAGTGCGTGAAGGTGCCGAGTATAAATACGTTACGCTCGATGATAAAGGCGAAACCATCGCGCTGGCGACCTACGGTGAGTTATTTAGTATTACTCGTCAAGCCATTATCAATGATGATATGAACATGCTGACGGATGTGCCAATGAAGTTCGGTCGTGCAGCTAAAGCGACAGTCGGCGATTTGGTATATGCGGTGCTTATCGACAATGAAAAAATGAGCGATAAAAAAGCGCTATTTAGTGCCGATCATAAAAACATGATCACCGGTGGGATGGATGTAGAAACCATCAGTGCGGGTCGAACAGCTATGCGTCAACAAAAAGAAGGAGAGCGTAAACTCAATATTCGCCCTGCCTTTATGTTGGTACCGACCACACTGGAAACACAGGCTATCCAGGTGGTTAAATCAGGCAGTGTGAAAGGCGCAGATGTTAATGCCAATATTATTAACCCAGTGCGTGATTTAGCGGAAATTATTGCTGAACCTCGTTTAGATGATGCGAGCGAGAAAGATTGGTATATGGCCTCACGTCAAGGTAGCGACACCATTGAGGTGGCGTACTTAAATGGGATTGATGTGCCGTATATTGATCAGCTTGAAGGCTTTACTTCCGATGGTGTCACCACAAAAGTGCGTATTGATGCGGGTGTAGCGCCAGTTGATTATCGTGGTCTGCTGAAAGTAACTGGTAAGTAAGACGTCTTTTTTCTTCGTTTTATTCTGATGCCCTGATGGGCTTTTTTTATATCTAAAATCCGGTGTTTCGGCATCGAAAAGAGTTTTTATGGCTAAAAATTATGTACAAGCAGGAAACACCATCGCCATACATAACACCACTCAACATAGGATCAAAAGTGGTCAGCTAGTTTTTGTGGGGAAAGTTGCCACGGTTGCATTGACCGATATTGCAATAAAAAGTGTGGGGGATGGGATCACGGAAGGTGTCTTTTTACTTAACAAAAAAGCGGGGATCACGCTAAAAGCAGGCACAGTCGCATTGGTCAAAAATAATGAAGTTGTGGAGGCAGAAGGCATGCCTGCAGGAATGGTATGGCAGGATGTTGAAGCTTCAGATAGCACTATTGCCGTGAAATTAAATGTTGGTATGCCTAAACACGAATAGAAGGAAAAAATGAGTGTATTTGAATATTTGCGTTATCAAATGGATAGTCTTACTGCAAAACGTATTGGAAAAAGTATCAGAATAAATGGGATCGTTTATCAAGCCATTGATGCTTATTTTATGGCTGAATTAGGCCCAATTCAGGGCGATAGCGTGAGCTATATCGTGTTTTCCCAAGATTATCGACCTCAACGTGGTGATGAGGTTGAAGTGGATAATCACATTTATAAAGTGACTCGCTATCAACAATTTAATGGAAAACCGCATATATGGGTAACATAAGGAACAAATATGAAAGGACTCGATCAGGCAATAAAAAACCTGAACAGCATCAATGATCAAATGGTTCCTAAAGCGACGGCACAAGCGATTAACCGTGTTGCAACACGGGTGATCAGCCATAGTGTAAAGCGAGTGGCGAAAAAAACAGGCGTACCACAGCGATTAATTCGACAACGTGTCAAACTCAATAAAGCTAAAAGTAATTACACAAAACCTCGTGCAAGGCTGGTGATAAATCGAGGTAACTTACCTGCGATTGCATTAGGTAAAGCTCGACTTCAACTGACTCGAAAACAACGTTATCAAAAAAATCAGGGGAGCGTTCTTAAAGTAGGGAAATTTACTTTTCCTAATGCCTTTATTCAGCAACTTAATAACGGGCGCTGGCATGTTCTTCAACGTGTTACAAAGGATCAATATCCCATTGATGTTGTAAAAATCCCACTTGTTACACCTCTGACCCAAGCTTTTCAAGAAGAGACTCAACGATTAATGCATTCAGAAATGTCGAAAGAAATGGGGTATGCATTGAAGCAACAATTGAGACTCTATATTAACGAGAGGACGAGATGAGTAAACATGCTCAAATACGACAGAAAGTGAAAGACTCGATAATACCTTATGTAACGGGGGCGACATTTTTTGATGGACGCCCCTTTTTTATTGATACACAAGAATTACCCGCCATTGCAATTTATTTAACAGATGCGATTTCGATTAGCGATACACTTGATGCAGATAGTTGGCAAGCGATTATCCATATCACTCTTTTTCTCGAAGCGAAAAACCCAGATACCGAATTAGATCAATGGATAGAAACACTAATTTATCCTGCTTTGAATACGCTACCTTCGCTCACCTCTTTAATTGATGTTATGACACCTCATGGTTATGACTATCAGCGCGATGACGATGTTGGCTTATGGTGTTCTGCTGATCTTACCTACCACATACAGTATGTATTGTAAGGCGATTATGATGACAACCTCACTAGCACCGATTAAAGGTACAGGTACTACATTATGGCTTTATCTCGGTGAAAATAACCCATTGGAAGCCCCTTTTTCAGATACAGATTGGATAAAAATAGCCAAAGTGAAAGAACTTCAACCTGGAGAAATGACAGCCGAAAGCCAAGACGACACTTATCTTGATGATGAAAATGCGGATTGGAAAATAACCACTCAAGGTGAAAAATCAGCCGGTGAAGCGAGTATTACACTGGCATGGTTACCTAATGAATCAGGGCAAAAAGAGATCATTCGTTGGTTTGATAAAGGAAGTGTTCGTTACTATCGCATTCGTTTTCCTAATGGTGCTGTCGATATTTACCAAGGCTGGGTAAGCGCATTAGGTAAAACCGTCACCGCGAAAGAAATGATCACTCGTACAATTAAAATTACCAACAACGGCCGCCCTACATTAGCTGAAATTTTACCTAACCCGCCTGTAATAATAAAAACAGTGACTCAACTCACTGAAGAAGAGGAATAAATTATGTTTTTAAAACAAAAAACACTCAATTATGGTGAAAACAATATTGTGATACATGAATTATCAGCATTACAGCGTGTTGAGTATTTCGATTTTCTTGTTGAACAATCAGAACATAAAGCGCCAGAGAAAAACAATGATGACATTAAACGCACCGCTTTTTATTTACGTTTATCTGTAGAAGCGAATGCTTGGTTAGTATCTTGCTCATTACAACAAGGATCCCAAGAGGTAAATGATGTTTACAAAGAGGTTATTAATACATGGCCTCCTAGCATGTTAGAAAGTGTGGCAAAAGAAGTATTATTACTGAGTGATATGTTACCTAATAACCCATCATCAAAATCTTCTTCTCCAGAAGAAAATGGAGAACCCACATCTTATGAGTCATTGGAAAAGTAAGAACCCGTGAACATCAATTTATTTTACGTTTAGCTCATGAATTTAGACGATTAGATTGGCATAAAATGCTGAGTGAAATGTCGTCTAGTGAACTTGCGGATTGGGGGCGTTATTTCGGTGAAGTACCGTTTACGCTCCCTTTTTATGATTGGGCGTTTGCGGGATTAAACTGCACCATAATGATGGCATTAACAGGGAAGGAAAATTGTTCATTAACTGACTTCACCTTATTGAATCAGGAAAATACTGACGAAATGAAAGCAGAAACAATGATGACTATTAGCGAAGGAATGGCAGGTGGAATAAGGTATGAGCCAACAAATAGCCGATCTCACGATTAATTTAAGTGCGGATACCGCAGAGTTTGGTCAACAAATGGGGCGTGTTGAACGTCAACTGCAAGAAACCGCAGAAAAAGCCGAAGCCAGTCAACGACGTATGGCTCAACTGGTTGAACAACAAGCGCAAACTGCTCGCAGTTCAGTAGAGAGTACTGCGCAGTCTCTTCAAGAACTTAACAATCAACAAGAAATCTCTCAACAACAACGGGCTGATTATTATCAGCGAATTGCTCAAGAAGAGGCACGTTCAGCTATTGAATCACGCAAACAAGCCGATGCTTTTTTAGAGCAAGCTCAAAGTGTTGTGCAAACGAGAGATGCACTCAAACAACTCACTGAGGTTTTAAATAAATCAACAAAGGCTTATGACAAGCTCAAAATTACAGGTGAGCAGTTTGCCGAAATTCAGAATGTCACTAAATCAAGAATAAAGGCGATACAAGATCAACAAGATGCGAATACTGAAAAATACTACAAACAAATCGAAGCCGTTAAAGGATTATCAGGTAGTGCATCAGCGTTAAGAGCCATTCAGGCTCAGTTAAACCAAGAAGTGAAGAAAGGCACTATCCATCAACGCGATTATCAGGTGCTTATTTCTGCTATTACTTCAGAGTCAATGAAGTTACGCAGAGAAGAAGAGTCTCTAACACAACAAAAAACACGGTTTATTCAGCGACTAAAAGAACAGGTTGCCACTCAAAATTTAAGTCGTGAACAGATGTTGCGTTATCAAGCCTCTCAACTAGGTGTCAGTTCTTCAGCCGAGATCTATATTCGTCGATTATATGAATCGAACAAAGAAACTAAAGAGTTTGATAAAAACAGCAAGTCATTATCTGGTCGTCTTCAAAGTATTGCCAACTCCTTTAATATGGGCTCACTGGTTCGTGGTGGTATTTGGGGGGGGATCACCGCAGGGTTAACGGGCGTTGCAAAATTAGCTTATGATGCAGAAAGAGAGTTTTCTCAATTTAATAAGCAGTTGATCTTAACAGGTAACTACGCCAATAAATCTGCCAGCCAATTAAATGAAATGGCGCGAACCCTTGCAGGTGGCGGTATTACGCGTGGTGAAATGGCAACATCCATTTCGAGTGTGGTCGGTACAGGCGTATTTTCAAATAATGAAATTTCTCGTGTTTCAAAAGCGGCCGCACAGATGAATTACATCACTGGGCAGGCGATTGATACCACGATTGATCAGTTTAAACGCTTGCAAGATGAACCACTTCAAATGTCGCTTGAATTAGAAAAAGCGAATCATCATCTCACAGCATCCCAATTAGAGCAAATCAGAACACTCGAATTGCAAGGTAATAAAACCGAAGCAGCACGATTGGCAATTGATGCTTATGCCCAAGCTATCAATGATGGTGCTAATGATATTGTTGAAAATCTTGGGTATTTAGAATCGGCATGGCTAGGGATAAAAAATACAGCGAAAAAAGGCTGGGATGCCATGCTCAATATTGGGCGTACAGAAACATTAAATGATCAAATTAGAGAGCAAGAGTCATTATTAAAGAGCCTCAGTAATATCGTGATCACTCCGCAATATCGTCTTGATGAAATCAAAGTAAAAATCGCTACTTTAAAAGAGCAAGTAAGCGATATTGATCTTAAAAATGCACAAAAACAAGCAGAAGTGGTGGCAAATCAATTAGAAGTGAACCAAATCAGGTTACAAGAAAAATGGCGAAGTTTTTATAGTTGGGAAACACAACGGCTAAAAAAATTAGCTGAATTAGAAAAAGAGAAACATGCCTTAACCAAAGAGCAGTACGAAGAAGCTAAAGCGATGATCAATTACCGATTAAGAGATCGTCAAATACCAAGAAGAGGACGAGAAAATGGAAATCGCGTCTCTGCTGGGAAGCGCGAAGAAGAGAATGCCTCACGTGACTTACTCGCATTACAAGCCCAACTTGATGTACTCAGAAAACATCACAATACATATCAACAAATTAGCCAACAACGTAAAGACTTACAAAAACAACAAGCGCAATTTACCCTCTTAGAACAAGCCTCTCAGTCTCGGCAATTAACGGTAACTGAAAAATCGTTATTAGCTCACAAAGATAATATCCTCACACAAAAAGAAAAATTAGCATTAATTGGTGATGAAATCGTATTACAGCAACGCTTAAACAAGATGCAAGCGCAAGCTGAAAAATATCTCACTCAACAAATTAAAAAACGTCAAGCAATAGAGGCAAATGCAGGACTTTCTCGTCAAGAAATTCAACGAAATAATCAGCGAGAACAATTATTAATAGACAATAAAGATAATCCTCAATTATCTATGATGGTTGCAGAGCAACAAAAAACATTTGAAGCGGAAGACAATCAACGAAACAACTGGTTAGCAGGGGCAAAAAGTGCGTGGGCTGATTATTGTGAAACGGCATTAGATGTTAACACGCAAGTTAAAAATGCCACATCAATGGCATTAGACGGATTTAGTAGCCAGTTAACAGATGTATTAGTAGAAAGAGAAGCTGATTTTAAAGCATTCACTAAATCGATATTTAAAATGATCACGAATATCTTAGTTAAAATGGCTTTAATAAAAGGCCTAGAAGCCTTTGGCTTTGGTGGTTTTAGTGCGCCAGTCGCTAATGCGAAAGGGGGTGTTTATTCCTCATCAAGTCTTAGTCGTTATAGTGGACACATCGTCAATCGCCCTACATTATTTGCCTTCGCTAAAGGCGCAGGAGTGATGGGGGAAGCTGGGCCTGAAGGTATTTTTCCTCTTCGCCGAGGGATTGATGGCAAATTAGGTGTTGTTGCTAAAATACCGAATCAAGGTGCAGGATTCACTCAAATCAATAATGTCACTATTCAAAATGAAAGTAGTCAGGGACAAATTAGCCCTCATGTGCTGAAAAAAATCTATGAGATAAGCAAGCGGGGAGCTCAAGATTATATTTTAAGTCAGCGCCGTGACGGTGGTGGAATGTAGGAGGTATATGGACGTTTTTAAATGGAAAGTGAAACCTGATATGACCAAAGTATCTGAACCCAGAGTAAAATCGGTAAAACTGGGAGAGGGTTATGAACAACGACGGCCTGATGGGCTAAATTCTAATACAGTCAAATATCATGTCACATTTCTATCGACTCACGCTGGTTCACAAGAAATCGATCGTTTTTTAGCAAAACATCAAGGTGTTAAAGCCTTTCTCTGGCAACCTCCATACCAATCTGACTATATCAAAGTGATTTGTCGTAAATGGTCAGAGCAAATCAAACTAATGCGCAGTGAAATTGAAGCTGAATTTGAACAAGTGGTAAATTAATAAAATTAATTATTACTGTGTAATCAATCTGAAAATAAAGAATAGAAGAGGAAAATGATTTTTTTGTCTCTGATACATGTATAGAGTATGCTTACATTTTTCTTTTATAGCGAGATTAGTGTGGGAGAATTAATAATGTCGAAATTCACTTTAGAGGGTAATGAAGATTTACCTGCTGTGTTTGGTGGCTATTTAGTGATTTTAAAAGACAATAAAGAGCTTGCGGTTGTGAGTGTACCTTCATTCAATTTACTTGCTGATAGATATAGAGATAGTGTCATTGAAAATGATGATTCATTTGAAGATGATGAGGGTAACGAATATATGATAAATATTTATTCTTCAAATACAGGTATCGATTGGAATTTAGAAATTGGATCACAGAATGAGGAGATATTAAACCATATAAAAGTGGAGTATCAACCCAATGACTACTAATAATCCATTTTATAATATATTTCGATCAGGGATTGAAAATATAAGAAATCAAAGCAAAGATCCTTTCCATAATAAATTATATTATTCTAATGTGATCAGCTTAATGGAACAGTATTTATCAGGCTTATTTATCAATGAGATTACAAAAAATAGAAAATATCTGATTAAATTATCTTCTCATGGGAAATTTAATGCCGACAACCTGCCGTTAGTTAAAGCAATAAATCTATCAAGGAATGATATTGATAATATTCTTATTGATAAGATGAAAAATTTAGTTTGGCATCGCTTAAATGATATAGAAGGATACTTTAAACATGTTTTTAATATCAAGTTTAACATCAGTAGAGAACTACTTTCTTTATTAGAAACGAGACATGATCTTATTCATAGGAATGGGTTTAATATGGATGGTCAAGAAACACAAATCACAGAAGATAAACTGGTAAATTGTATTAGGGTTGTTGAAGATTTTATAAATGATATTGATAAAAAGTATAATTCCTTTCTTAACTCTCATCAATAAATAATTATTGCATTTAAATACTCACTTTTTTATTAATTTAAGCTAGTAATAAAATAATTATCTACGATATATTTTATAAAATAATCGGAGGCATTTATGGATAGAATTACATTTTGGGCTATGATGGGAACTTCATATAAATCAAAGCCAAAACCCAATGACAGCTGTGAAGAAAAAATAAACCGCAAGATATTCTTGTGGCAAGAAAATTCAATATATTACAATCAGTAGATAGACGAAGAATAAAATCTCATTATTAATATAAGCTAAACTAGTGTATTCTATAGTTACTATGATTTCTTTTATTCTGGAGAATTTATGCGAATTTTCGGTGCCATATTAATAGCCTTTGGATTATTGGCTATTATCTATGCATTAAATATGAGTGTAACAGTAAGAGTTTCATCAGGTTATGGTGAAGTAAATAATATGGGATTAATTGCAAGTAAAAATAATACCCTGATGTTAGGATGCTTTATCACATTAATGGGGTTTATTTCATATTGCACGGCTATTATAAAAGAAACTATCGAAAAGAGTGTTCTAGGTGGTTTTATTCATAACAATAATAAAGTTGAGATAATAAAAAGTAAAAAATCTGAGGGTACTGAAGATAAAGAAGAATATAAAACACCTGAAAAGGTTGATATAAAATCTTTATTAATACCTAAAAAAGATGGTTTTATGATTGATGATGAGTCAATTGCAAAACTTGCACTAAGTATTATTCAGCATAATCCTGATGTGAAAAAGGAAAATTTATTTCTACATTGCGAGGAGTTAATAAATAATATTGAATCCTCTTTACCTTCTGAAGTACGAATAACATTTATGCGACGTATAAAGTATTGGTTAGAAAATTAAAAAAATATTGTGATACTGACCCGCTTCGGCGGGTTTTTTATTGGAGCTAATATGCAACATATTCCTCCTGAAATGCGAATTAGTGTTACCGAACTCTCCTCCACTGATGCTTTGCTTGAACTTTACGAATTTGATTTAACCAAAATAGGCGGTATTCGGTACCGCTTTTTTGATGGACTCAATCAGCGTAAAGAACCGTTAATCTGGCAAGGAAATACCTATGAACCTTACCCCGTGAAAGGTGAGGGATTTACCTTCAATGGCAAAGGCCCCTCAGGGCGACCCACTATTACATTGTCTAATTTATTCGGGCTCATTACTGGTATTGCCAGTCAGCTAGATAGTGCAATTGGTGGGCTGGTGGTACGTCGCATTGTCAGCACCCAATTTTTAGATGCGGTAAATTTTCCTCAAGGCAATCCTAACGCTGACCCTTCACAAGAGATTGTGACACGTTGGATCATCGAACAGATGACCAGTTTAAATTCAGTAACTGCTACCTTTATGTTGGCGACACCCAGTGAAACCGACGGATTGATGCTTCCTGGTCGCGTGATTTTGTCGGATATCTGCCCTTGGGGATATCGCTCAGAAGAGTGTGGATATAAAGGGCCTCCTGTTGCCGATGAATGGGGAAAACCGACCACGGATCCATTAAAAGATAAATGCGGTAAGCGTCTGAGTGACTGTAAGTTACGAAAAAACGAATCCCGCATAGGGGCATTTGTTTCCACGTCCCGCATTGGTAACAGTTAATTCCCTCCTAAGGTGTTTCTTATGATTGAACAAGCAATTTTGGCGCATGCAAAAGAGCAAGCGCCCTTAGAGGCGTGTGGTTTATTGATAAGTACCGCGCAGGGTGAACAGTATTTACCTTGCGTTAATCAGCATGCTGATCCGAAAAACCATTTCACAATTTCTTTTGATGATTTTATTCGCGCCGAACAGCAGGGTGAGGTGATTGCGGTTGTACACAGTCACCCCGATGGTCAGCCTTATCTCAGTCCCTTAGACCGACAACTGCAGGTGAACAGCGCGTTGCCGTGGTGGGTGGCCTGTAATGAAAAAATTCACAGCTATCAGCCAGTGCCTCATCTGTTAGGTCGCCAATTTATTCATGGCTCAATCGATTGTTATGGGTTGTTTCGTGATGCTTATCATTTAGCTGGGCATGAATTGCCTGATTTTGAGCGACATGATAATTGGTGGCGACAAGGTAAAGAGTTGTACCTCGACAATATGGCGAACAGTGGTTTTCGGCAGGTCAAAAAAGAGGCGCAACCCGGCGATATTATTTTGTGTTGCTATGCCAGCTCTCGCGCTAATCACGCAGGGATCTATTTAGGCAATCAAACAATTTTGCACCACATTCCTAATCAACTTAGCAAACGCGAGGAGTATAACGAACGATGGCAACGAATGACGCACTCAATCTGGCGTTACCGAGATTGGCAACCTTCCGACTTTACGGGAATTTGCAACGATTTGGACGTCGCTTTGATTTAAATGTGAATACTGCTTCTGAAGGGCTTCACGCGCTTTTTATTCAAATTCCAGCCTTACGTTTAGCGATTCGTGATGGTTGGTATCAAGTCCGCATTGCGGGTACTGATATTTCCCCGCAAGAAGTTCACCAAAAATTCAATGAAGCCTTACCTGATAATGCGGTCGTCCATATTGTGCCGAAATTATCAGGGGCTAAAAACGTCGGCGTTTTTCAGTTTGTTGCGGGTGCCGCCTTATTTTCACTGGGATGGTGGGGGCCTGCGTGGATCTCCGCAACCGTTGCCACATCTTTGATGGCGGGTGGTGCGGCCATGATGATTGGTGGTGTCGCTCAAATGCTGATCCCCGCGCCTAAGCCACCTAATTTATCTCGTAGTGATGAAGAAAAAGGCAATACCTATTTTAGTAATCTTGATAACGCGGTTGCTCAAGGGATGCCGGTGCCCATTGCGTATGGCGAAATTATGTGTGGCTCACGTGTCATTTCACAATCTGTTGAAATTATGGATGACAGTGACGGTGAAGATATTGATGCAGGCAAACACGGTGGATAAGAGGAGTTCGTATCATGGGTAAAGGTGGTGGCGGTCAAAAAACACCGTATGAGGCACCAAACGATTTAACATCACGCCAAAAAGCCTCATTAATTGATTTAATCAGTGAGGGACCGATTGAAGGTCCTATTCATATTCAAGGCTCGATGGATGATTTAGGGTGTATTTATTTGGATGATACACCTGTGATAGACGGCTCTGGCAATAGCACCATTAATGGAATGTATGCACAATGGCGGGCAGGGACATTAGAACAACCAGCAATGAGTGGCTTTACTGCGTCTGCGAATGAAGTGCCGGTGGGTATCGAAGTTAAATATAATTCCCCCGTCACTCGTACTATTACCTCACCCAATATTGACCGTTTACGTCTAACCTTTGGTACACAAGCTCTGGTTGAAACCAAAGATAATGGTGATCGCGTACCGACTTCTGTTCAATTACAAATCCAAATTCAGCGCAATGGGGCATGGATAACAGAGAAAAACGTCACGATTAATGGCAAACGCTCTAACTCACCTTACTTAATGGCCGTTGTGTTGGATAATTTACCCCCCGTGCCATTCAGTGTGCGCATGATCCGTATCACTCAAGACAGCACGTCTGACAAAATTCAAAATAATACCATTTGGTCAAGTTATTCTGAATTAGTCGATATTTCACAAACCTATCCGGGGTCTGCTGTTGCAGGATTAATGTTTGATAGTGAACAGTTTGGCAATAAATTTCCACGCCGTAATTATTTAATTAAAGGTCGTATTATTCAGGTACCGAGTAATTATGATCCAGATAAACGGATTTACTCGGGAATTTGGGATGGCACCTTTAAGCCCGCATTTACTAACAACCCCGCATGGATATTATGGGATTTATTAACCCATCCGCGTTATGGCATGGGGAAACGTCTTAATATTAGTGAAGTCGATAAATTCGCCCTGTATGCAATCGGTCGTTATTGTGATGAACAGGTTGATGATGGGTTCGGTGGAAAAGAACCCCGTATGACGTGTAATGCTTACATTACGGATATGCGCAAAGCCTATGATGTCATGGGTGATATGTGTGCCATGATGCGCATTATGCCTGTCTGGAATGGGCGAACATTAACCTTTATTCAAGATAGACCGTCTGATGTGGTGTGGCCCTATACCAACGCCAATGTGATTGAGGGTAACTTTCAGTATAGTTTTAGTGCATTAAAATCGCGTCATACTGCTGTCGAGGTTCGTTTTATTGATCCCGATAATGGCTGGAAAACCAGTGTTGAGCTGGTTGAAGATGATGCCAGTATTGCCCGTTTTGGGCGTAATGTGATGCGCGTCGATGCCTTTGGTTGCACTAGCAGAGGGCAGGCTCATCGTCACGGTCTGTGGTTATTAACCACGGAAAAATTAGAGACACAGACAGTTGAGTTTACTGTCGGCAGTGAAGGCTTGCGTCATATTCCGGGTGATATTATTGAAATTGCTGATAATTATTATGCCGATAATCAAATCGGTGGACGCATAACACACATTGATTATACCTCTCAAACATTAACCTTAGATCGTAATATCGACACACCCAAAAGCGGTAAATCAAGCGTTACGCTCATCAATGCACAAGGTGATCCACAATCTTATGAAGTGTTGAGCTATCCCGCATCTAACCAAATAAAGCTGGATACCTTACCGTTAGGGTTACGCGAGGGCGGAATTTGGACGTTGACGCTCCCGTCTTTACGTCGTCGATTATTTCGTGCTATCAGTTTGGCAGATAATGGTGATGGTAGTTTTACGGTTATCGCAGTGCAACACACACCCGAAAAAGAGGCGATTGTTGATAAAGGCGCTAAATTTGAGCCAAAGCCCGATACGCCACTGGGTGGATTTATTCCACCGGTTGAAAACCTTTCTGTGGATATCGAATCGGATGCGAGTGCGTGGCAAGTGGAGGCGAGTTGGAACACGCCTTATTCCAGTCGAGGAGTCGATTTTTTATTAAAACTCACCACCGGTTATCGCATTGTCGGTACCGCTTCAACCACGGATACGATGTATCGTTTTGGTGGTTTGCCTCAAGGAAATTACGTTTTATCCGTTGTACCTCAAAATGATCGGAAACAAAAAGGCGAGGTGACCACAACCTCATTTGCGATTAATCCACCCCTACCACCGAGTTATATTGAAGTGGAGTCAGGTTATTTTAGCTTGGGTATTATTCCGCGTTCTGGTGGTCAAAATAGCTTACGAGCACAGTATGAGTTTTGGTTTTCAGAAAAGCAGATCACAGATATTTGCGAAGTGGAAAGTCGTGCCGAATATTTAGGTGTCAGTACGATGTGGGTTATTCAAGGGCGCAACCTAAAGGCAGGGCATACCTATTATATTTATGTTCGCAGTATAAACGCTGTAGGGCGTTCAGAATTTGTGGAAGGAATAGGGCAACCAGAAAGCTACACCAGAGAGATATTAGATAACTTAGATAAAGAATTACAAGAAACCCAAGCATGGAAAACACTGAGTGAAACTGTCGATTGGAATGAAACCACCGTTAAAAGACTGCGTTACAATGAATACCGCTTATCTCGAAAGTTTGAAAAATACAGTGAACAGATTGAAACAGATATTAAAGATATCCGAACTCAAATAGAAAATACGGAAGCGGATATTATTACCCAAAAAGAAGCCATTTCCTCAATAACACAAGCACAATCAACTTATCAACAACAGGTTCAAGCCAAGTTTAATCAGCAGTCAGGTATTGTTAATCAAAAGATGAATGCGCAATTTACGCAATCAGGCGGATATGCGAGGCATTCAATGAACATTACCATTATCCAAGATAATATTAAATATAATGCTGGTGGCCTTGTGGTGAGCGCTGAAATTAAAAATAAAAAGATCACCTCCTATATTGGATTTAATGCCAATAACTTTGCCTTTTATAATCCTAAAAATAATCGAATGGAACTGTTTATGTCAGCAAAAAATGGACAGTTTTTTATTCGAGATGCATTAATTGATAAAGCCATGATCAGAAAATTAGTCTTATCAGAAGCCATTACTTCCGATAATTATTATCCCGACGAGTCAGGTTTTATTATTGACGTGAAAAATAATAAATTAGAATTTTATGGCGGTAATGGTGGTACATCCCTCACAGAACAAAATTTATATGTCAAAGATGAGTTTGGAAATAACGTTGTTATTATTGGTGATATCAGCAATGAAGAGTAAATATGGCGTACTGGTTAGGTCTACATTATATGATATGGATTTATTAAATACCTCAGACAGAGTAGGAAGAATAGTCGGGTATCATGATATCACACCCATCCCACTACATACTCAAAAAGAGTATATTTTCGATTATCAAGATTTAAATAAATATGGCAAGGTTTTTGCTTGGTTTGGTTCGGCATTTTTGATGGGATTGGCAGGTGATATTAAATTAGAGATAAATAATGGAGTGATTAAACTTGAATTAAAAAATATGTATACCAATGGAGTTGATGGTGAATATGAAGATATTATAAAACTCTACTATGGTGTTTATTAATGAAAAGTAAATATGGAATAATCATCCGCGGTGAAAATAGGCAAGTTCAGATCGATAGCCATAACCAAGTGATGTGCTGTCTTGATAAAAGAACCATAAGGATGGCTGGTGGGATAACATCAAATAATGAAGGATATAGCCAAGAGTTTAAAATACCTCCTCATCCCAATACAAAATTATTAGCAATATCACCTAAACATGCATTTATTCGGATCACCTCAAGAATTATAAATAACGAGATGAAAGCGGTTTATATATCACAACCTTGCTATGATTCACAGGGCGTTGTTGATATTTATGAGTTTGGTGATCAGCCAAACAATATTTTTAATGAAAAATATGGATTGGTTGTAAAAAACAGCAAAACAAAAAAGACCGTTTATAATTCAAATTGGGGAATATTGAAAATAGTTGATTATTTTATTGTTTCACAAAAAGAAAGTATGGATTATCCGTTACCGAATATAAAGGATTTAGCCTTTGTTTTTGGTGGAGGTATGGCCGGAATTTGTGAAGATGGTTTTGAAGGTGCTTTGATGGAAACTTTTATTCGAAGAGAAGGAAATGTGCTCCAAATTCGATATAAAGAAAGCATTAAATGGGCAACAAATGTTGCAGGAGAAGAAATATCGAGATTTCCCGCAACCTGCTTGGTGGTTGATGTGGGGAATATAAATAGGGTTTTGTAGTTTGTTTTAAATTATTTATTTTAATCTGATCTAACATCATAATACCTTAATGAAAATTAGTTTTTGAGAGAGGGGTAAGTATGGCGATTGATTATGGGAAAATATCAGTACAAGTAACTAAATTGTATAGTAAAGATGATGATATTTATGAACTATGGGAGAAAGAGCATGGTAAACAAAGTGACAAGAGGATTAAAAGCTGTCCTCGAAGTGTTTTTATAGCACTATGTGAATTAGGATATATAAAACATATTCCCAAGAATAAATATTCAAAGAGAAATGTGAGTGAATCAAAAAAGCATGCTAATAATCTAATTTATTTAATGAAAGCTAATCCAAAAGTATCTTTATCAGAATTAAGAAAACAAAAGAGTGGAGAGCAATCACGAGCTTCTGTCGTATATTCGTTATTTAGAGAGGGTTTATTAATCATCTAACCCATCCTTGGGCTATTATCATTATTATTTATTTTCCACAAGGAAATGCAGACATTAATGATTTAACAACTAAAGACATGCCTGACGAAGAATCAGGTACTTTGTTATTCAAAATGTATCTGATAACTCCTTTATTTAGCGTTATTAGGGTAGCATCAATAGGAGGGCAGTAATAAATTCCTTCTCCAGAATCATATATACCAGCAACATATCCTTGGAATATAGATGCTTCCATAAGCTCTTTGCTGGATAACTCTCCTTTTGTGTAAGCTTTATTGGAAGCAATGGCGAATCTTTTTATTTCTCCGGCGGTATATGCTGAGGAGAATACGGATGGAGAAATAGTTAATAAAATTAAAAAGATGATTTTCTTCATTATTCAAATATTCTATGCTTTCTTAGGTTAGTGGTTGGTTTGGTTATCTGTTTGTTTCATTGAAATTTTAAATCTAAAGTGCTTGTATGTTTGGTATTATATCTACTTTAGTAATTGTACAAGCATTTATTGAAGTTTATTTAGTATTTACTGAATTAGTGGTTATTCACTTAATGCATTGCGATACTTACAATCTATATCTATTTTTTACACCAAACAAGCTATATGCAAAGTTGAAGAAAAGGGCAAAAACTAACTTATCCAACTGAACATAGCTACTATGATGACATTTTTAGTCAAAATATGTAATTAATAATAGGGGGATAAATCAGAAATAAGGACACAAGGAACAATGGATATTTTGTCTTTAAAAGAATTGCTTCGTCCAGAAGTTGGAAATTTAAATGGTCATTGCACTCACCAGGAGCTTCCTGAATTTTTCCGTCAATTGGGATTGCCGATATCAGAGGATAGTGGAAGTAAGCGTGAACGATTATATTCAGCTTTTGACTTACTTGATGACGCAGAATTACCTAGGTTTGCAGAAAAATTGTTAGCACAACAAATTCTAAATGAAAGAGTTCGTAACCAAATCCAAGATTTGTTGTGGGAGGATGAATTAAGCATCGAGATCTCGAAAAGACATCGTCGAGAATTGGCGACTGTTTTACAGCCATTAAAACTTTTTAGCCACTGGGAAAATTTTAAGCAACTAATTAACGATATCTTTATTATTCCTGTTGATTTAAGTTCAATGTTCTTAATACCTGAAACAGGTATTTGGGCAGAAATTGAACGACGTTTTGTTAAATGTCCTGAACATGCTGATATAGAATGGCTATTTGATGAATTGGGTGTAGTTGAATTATCCCATCCACGTTTTCGCCGATGGTTATTCAGATAATGCATTATATAGAGCAAAAAGGCTTTTATTCCATTCAGATCGCCATAATCTGAAACCATTACTTTGATCTTGCTGTTGTTCAGAATTGACTTGAACAGATACTCGCCTTGGTCAAACACATTTTACGGATGAATTTTTGATCGTTTTTCCGTTCTGGGAGATAGTCCATTCAGAGCCAGCAAAGCTAATTTTGGTATCTTTAAGGGCAAATTCAAACGGAAATAGTTATCACCGAATTTCATCAAAACTATATCTGCATGAACATCATTACTGTCAGTAAGTATCAAGATCATTGGTAGAATGTGTCTGAAATTTTTTGTTCACTTAATATCCGATAGTTATGTTACATCGTCAATATTAATTATTGTTAATTATAATTTATTGATTTAAAAGTGGTTTAATCATTGCGTTGGTTTTTATAATCTAATTTCAATTAGGTATTTTATCTTTTATTTTAGTATCTCTTGTAAACTACTTTGCTTTTATTTGACTTAACTAGACTTTTGAATTTGATGGCTTTGTGCTTTTGGTGGCTATGGAGTAATCTAATGTGTAGTAAAACTATGCTAAGGGCTCAATAGATTACTATGTATATCAATAAATTAGCTATTAGAAACTATAAAAACTTTCGAAGCTCAAATTTCTACTTTGTTAAAGACTCAGTGAATACAATTATCGGTGAAAATGCTTCGGGAAAAACAAATTTATTTAATGCTATGAGATTGATTCTAGATGATTCTCTCCCAATGAATTCTAGGATTCTATCTAATGAGGACTTCTACTGTGGATTATCCGAACCTTTTGGTCATTGGATCATAATTACGCTATATTTTGATGATTTAAGTGAGTCGGAGGAAGAACAGGTCCTTGCCAACTATACAGTAAATGATGGTAATGATAAGTCTATAAAGGAAGGTATTTACACTTTTATATATCGACCAAAATTCCATATTCGTCAAAAATTGTATGAGTTAACATTAGAAGATGAAAATGTGGAAGCAAGATCCGATTCTTTTACTGAATTTGTATCTAATCATATTATTTCTAAAGAAACATATGAAGCAGTGGCTTTTGTTAGAACAAAGGTTGATTTGAATAATGACGAAATTTATAAACAAGTAGTTGGGGATTTTGATAGTTACTCCTTTTCAAATCCTAATGATGATGATGCTACTGTATTAGGGGTTAAGAAGCCTCCTTATTTTGCCTTAGGCAGCGAAGTCGCTTGCACTTATGTAAAAGCACTTAGGAATGTAGTTGCAGATCTTAAATATTATAAAACGAATCCATTGTATAAATTACTTACTTTAAAAAGTAAACAAATTGATGATAGAAAAGATATTGTAGAAAATGTTAAAGAGATCAATGGTAAAATCTCTGCCATACCTGAAATTGAGAGATTGAGTAATAAAATATCTGCTTCATTACTTAATACAGTAGGTTCGACTTATTCCCCTAAAATATTAGTATCCTCACAACTTCCAGAGGATTTCACAGAATTAATTCAATCACTTGGTTTAGTAGTTGAAGATTCTCTGGATTACAATGGCTCAGGAAAGATTGATGATCTGAGTCTTGGTGGAGCAAACTTAATTTATCTTGCTTTAAAGTTATATGAATACGAAGAAATAAGGGATAGTGAAGAGCATATTACTCACTTTTTGTTAATTGAAGAGCCTGAAGCACATATTCATAATCATATCCAAAAAACCCTTTTCGATAACTTCAATTTTAAAAATACGCAAGTGTTTGTTTCTACACATTCAACACAAATTAGTTCTGTATCAAAAATATCATCAATGAATATACTATCACGCCAAAAAGGATTCACTGATGTATATCATCCATCGTTTGGTTTGACGCCGAAAGAAATTTCTTCCGTAGAACGATATCTTGATGCAATTCGTAGTGACCTTTTGTTTGCTAAAAGTGTCATTCTAGTAGAAGGCGATGCAGAACTTATTTTAATACCAGCAATGGTAAAAGAAACTTTAGGAATTAGTTTAGATGAGTTGGGCATAAGTATTATCAAAGTAGATGGCACTGTTTTTAAACATATTTCTAATCTTTTCCATGAAACACGGTTGAAAAGAAAATGTGCTATTCTCACGGATCTTGATTCGGCCTATGTAAAAGTAGCTGATAATATTTTTGATGCGGATTTTGTCGAATCTCTGGTAGATGCCGAAGATGATGGATTACGAAGAAAAGAAGAGTTAGATAAATATATTAAAGGTAATGAGTTTATTACTGTTCATTACGCAGAAAATACTTTCGAAACTGAGCTTGTTCGCTACGATGAAAACAATAACTTGTTTATAGAAGTTATGAAAACAGAGTATAAAAAAGAAGCGTATTTTAAAAAGGCTGAATCAGATGTAAATTCATCTGATCTCAGAGTTCGATATAAAAGAGTATTAAAGTTTGCAAAGAAAATAGGGAAGGGATGGTTGGCTACTGAAATGGTAGAGCATCTTAGTGTTGATAATCGTGTTCCTGATTATATTTTACAGGCCATTCAATTTGTTCTTCAGGATAGAAATGTCGAGCCTATATATCAAAAAATGCTTGACTACAATATGTCTTTAATGGGGGTTAAAGAATTTGATTGTATAAATGCCGAAAAGGATTTTTCTAGTAAAATGATAGAATATAAGAAACACTTCAATGACAGTTTTGTAAGATTGTTGGAGTTATAGTTTATGCCATATAGAAATTTAACTTCTGAGCAAATGGATGCCGTTAAATTCAACGGGAATTTATTATTAACGGCATGTCCAGGGTCGGGTAAAACAAAAACATTGGTTTCTAAACTTTGTTTTATTTTAGAAAATAAAGAACTATTTTGTATAGGTAAAAAAAAGATAATTGCTCTTACATATACAAATATAGCAGCTGATACGATTCTTGAACGGATTATGTCATTCGGTATAAGTAGTGAATCGTTATGGATTGGAACAATACACAGTTTTTGTTTGAATTGGATTATAAAACCTAATGTAGATAAGATACCAAGGCTTTGCCGAGGATTTAGTGTAATTGATGAGCATGAAAAGGAATTTCTCATAAATGAATTAAAAGAAAAACATGGCCTATCTGCAAATGATAAAGTTTTTACTAATTTAGATTTTAACCTTGGTCAGCTTTATTCCCGTGGGACCAAAGAATATTTGGTTGTAAAAGAATATCATAATCACTTGTATGAGCAAAAGTTAATCGATTTTGATTTGATATTAAATCTGACTTGTCGAGTGTTGACAAAATATAATACACTTTGTGAAAGATTGTCTTTACTTTTAAGGTGTATTTTAATCGATGAGTATCAAGATACATCTCTTATACAATATGAAATACTCAGACAAATTGTATTAAAGAAAAATACAATGATTACTTTTATTGGAGATAAAGAGCAAGCTATATACACTGGTTTGGGGGCTGTCGTAAAGAATAGAGATGAATTAATTGATTGTTTCAAACTTGATAATCTAACCGAGATGAAATTAACGGGGTGTTTCCGTAGTAGCCAATCTATTATTGATTTTTATAGTAAATACAAAGACGAAGATTATGAGATTAATTCACTTTCAGATAATAAGGATTTCAACTCAGTAATTTTTAAAGAAAGCGAGGTAGATGTTACTCAACTGCCTATTTATGTATCAGGTATTATTAGAACTCATTTAGCTCAGGGAGTACTTCCAAATGAAATTGCTATTCTGTGTCCTGGTTGGTTTGATGTGATAAAACTTTCAAATGATATTGTTACTCTTAATCCTGATATAGAAATTGATGGAGTCATGATCTCTCCTATACCTAAAAACAATGAAAATCTCTGGCTTGCTTTAGTTAAACTCTTTTTAATTAAGAGGGTTCCATCTAATTTTAATACAAGACAGAAGCTATTGCGAGATTTCCTTCAAGAATTAAATGTTACTGCACCCTATACTGAATCTTTGTCTCCTAAAAAAATATTGAAGATGATAAACAAAATATCATTATCAGTGGATTATGATTGTGAAATTGATGTTTGGTTGAGAGAGGTTATAACGAACTTTTGCCATTCTATTAATTTGAGTATAAGTAATGATAGTTACTATTATCAAGAAATGGATCTTTTGATTAATGCCACATTGAAAAGAATGTTGAAGTATAAAATGGCTTATAAAGCAAATGAATTACATTTATTTTTCAATTTTAGAAACGGTGTTAAAATCACGACTTGTCATTCGACAAAAGGTGATGAGTATGAAGTGGTCATTTGCACTGGGTTACTAAATGGAAAAATACCTAATTGGAATGATATTATAAATTGTAGCTCAGAGCATCAAAATTATGTTGCCCGTAGACTTTTATATGTTGTTTCTTCGCGTGCAAAGAAACATTTATACATGATATCAGAGAGAGGTTACAAAACAAAAAGAGGATATCCATATCAGACAACACCACAGCTTTGATCCCGCATTTCTTGTATTATTTGTCAGTTCATACAGAAAATCGCTTTTGTTCGTTACAGTCTATGTATCTTGGTTCAGAAGAAAGTGATATAAAAACAGAAGGTTATGTCTTGGGAGGGAATAAGGGCTAGGAGAATTAACCCCTTATAGAGTTGTTACTCCGCAATAGCCTTAAATTTTTGAGTAATGACGTAATGTCCACTCCCCATTAATTGAGACACGTTAAATTAGAGTTTTCTAACTGTTTTCTGTATGCCTCCGGCGGGAGATGATTTAAACTTTCATGAGTGCGGTTCTGATTATAATCTTGCTGCCAAAACCACACCATTTCTCGCACCTGACTTAATGATTCAAATAAATAGGCATTTAAAAATTCACGGCGAAATGAGCCGTTAGATCGTTCAATAAAGCCATTTTGCTGTGGCTTGCCGTGTTGAATATGGCAAAGCTCAACGTGGTGAGTTTCACAGTAATTCAATAAATTAATCGAGATTAGCTCAGGCCCATTATCCACGCGTATCTGTTTTGGCAACCCCCTTTCTGTTCTTAACCGTTCGAGTACCCTAATGACGCGCTCGGCGGGCAATGACGTATCAACCTCAATTGCCAAACATTCACGCGTTCCTTCATCAATAATGTTGAGTGTTCTGAAACGCTTACCACAATATAAACTGTCATGCATGAAATCTAATGCCCATTGAATATTCGGGACATTTTCAATTTTTAATGGTCTTTTTTCACGCTTCGGAAGTACTTTTTTAACCCGTTGCTTCAAGTTCAGCCCTAGTCGACAGTAAACGAGATAAACTCGTTTATGATTAAACGAATAGCCTTGAAATCGCAGCTTCTCACGCCAATCTTGAGTCTTCCGATAAAACGTGGATGGAGGCAATGACGTGAGCAGACAAGCCTTAATGACTGATAACCCTTGCCTTATTTAAAGCTTGAGCACAGGACTTTTTCTCAGCTATCACCAACCCTTTTTTACGAAAAGCTTCTTCATGGTATGATTTTCAAGGCTGACTTCTTTTTCAGTTTAACATTTTCATCTCCGAGCTCTTTTAATCGTTTAACATCACTGGCTTCTATACCACCATACTTTCTTTGATTTCCAATAATAAGTGGCATTACTGATCCCATTTTGGCGACAAATATCTTCCACTTTCATACCAGAATCAGCGAGTTTTAAAATATTAACGATTTGAGCTTCAGTAAAACGAACTTTTTTCATGATGACTTCTGCAAATTAAAGAGCCGAAAATCTAATTATAGCTGTCTTATTTTAGGGGAAGTGGACATATTGACTGGAAAGGTTTTGGTGTTAACACAAATACACGAAATGGAAATTGTATAGTTTAGAGTGCAAAAACAATATTCATTACATTAATTAGGTTATTAATTAAACTTAAGGTATATTAATGTAACTATAATTAATCATGAGATATCGAGATGAATGGTTTGTATTCTTTGTATGAAACTCTTTATTTTAAATCACTTGAAGAAAGAGATAGGGTTATTTCACGTATTCAAGTGAATGTAACATTATTCACTGCCTTTTCTGTTGCAATATTTTATATGTTTAAATCAATGGATTATAATGAGACCGAAATCCCCATAATTATCTGTATTGTGGCTTTAATATGCACATTCCTTTCTATACTTGCATCTGCTTACTATACATACAAAGTTTTAAAAAATAAAAATGATTATTTAAAGATCTCAGAATGTTCAAGTCTTACTCAATATAGGGAAGGAATGAGTCAATATATAGCAAAACTAGAATTAAAAAATTTAAATAGTGAGGAAAAAATAGTACTACCTGATTTATCCTTAGAAGTGAAAAAAAATTTATGCAAACAAATGTCTGAGTGTATAGATAAAAACAATGCTATTAATGAAAAAAAAATGTTATTGATAAATAACTCATTCACATTTTTAGGTGCTGCATTTGCTTTTTTACTTATATCATCAATGATTTATGTTGTATGGGATTTGGATGGTTCTACTCCTCGAAAAAAATTACAAGTAGAAGATAGCAGTCTGAGTTTTTCTTTAAATAATATTGAGTATTTCTTATATAGAAATCAATCTGTATTAAGTGATTTTATATATACAGCAGGAAAAAATAAAGGAGTACAAAAGATAGAGAAAAAACAATAAATAATAAGGTTAAATATCTTTCTCAATTGAGAAAATGGGAAAATAGTAATTAATATTAATCATATGGAGCAATATATGAGCCGTAGTACAGATAGCAATCCATCAAACGAAGAAAACAATACGCAACCAGAGGAAAGGCCAACAGATAATACAGCTTTTTTTAGACCAAAAGAACCAGAGCCAAGAGTTGTAACTGAGAGCTATAATCCAAAGAGAAATCATGATATGTATAAAGAGAAGAATGATTAAACTTTGACTAGTCCTGATATAGGTTGACAACTTTTCAGGTATAAACGCTCGATGAATCTCATCGAGCGCTTTATAATTATCGGCTTTAGCCAGTTTAAGTCGCGTCAGCCTCTTAAATATACAACCACCCGCTATGCGGGTGGGTATTAAAGGTTATACCAAGAAAAACACCTTTCCGTTACGATATAGATGTTCAAGCTAATATTCGTAACTTAAATAAGGAAAGGTGCTTTTTTTCACCATATATTGGCGAATAAAGGCAGTGATATTTTTTATCCATCCAAGATACAAACTGCTCAACAGTTAAATCAAAAATCTTTTTATCAACTTCAAGCCAGTAATGATGATTATCATCTTTACGAGAACTACCTTTAACAATAGTGACTTTAGCATTTGGGTGTAAGTCTAGGATAAGTTGTCCTAATATAATTGAAGTACCTTGGCAACAATTTAGAGGATAAGTACAGAAAAATGGTAAATCCATCCGCTCATGATATTGTTGAAAAATAGCGTGTAATAACTTAGCAACCTCAATATATTTTTTATTCATTGTACTCAGCCTTTACAAATTAACTTTGTACTTAAGGTAGCAAAGTTAAGTTACAAGCATGATTAATATAAATTGTTTAATTAACCCTACAAAACTAAAAATAAGAAAGTAATGAATGAAATATACCCTACAAATTAATAAAGTAAGTGATAATTTAGGTGTTACTGCTACGCCACATGGGTTGGACTGAAGCGGCTGACTTAATCATTAAAGGTATGGAAGGGGCGATTGCCGCTAAGACCGTAACTTATGATTTCGAACGTCAGTTAGAAGGCGCTAAACTGCTGAAATGTAGCGAGTTTGGTGACGCGATTATCAAACATATGTAATTGTTGATTTGATAAATAGTTAACGGGAGCTTATTAGTTCCCGTTTATTTTTTGTACTATAAAATTCTTCCCCAAAATATCCCCAAAACTCTTCCCCAAAACTGTTCAATTAAACAGCAATAATTTGCCATTCTGTGCCTCTATCATCGTGGTATTTAGCAGTCATATTTTGTGTTTTATGACCCAATAATTTTTGTGTATTAATTCCTTGCTCACGATAAAGTCGCTCGGATAAAGAGCGTTGTTCATGGAAAGTCGGTGCAGTGCCTTTTTCCCAAGTTAACCCGCATTTATCTCGCGCGTTTTTAAACGTTGTGGTTAACGTATTTGGCGTGACTTGTTCACCACGTTTCGCTTGTGCGGTGGTATGTCGATAATGCACGAGATATTTACTTACAACAGCATCACGACATTGAGCAACAACATCCCTTAAGGAGAGATTGATAGCCTCACATTTTAGCGAGAGAGGGATGGCTAACTTACTGCCTGTCTTCTCTTATCAATTTCTAAATCTCGTTTTTCGGTTGCTAACATCATTAAGTCGGCTAAATGAACGGCGGCCGATATAACGGGTGGCAAGTTATATTTTTGACGAATAACAGCATCAATTCTTTTTTCTATTTCCTTATATTCAGGTAATAGCTTTTTAAGTGATGATGGCAGATCTTTTACATAAGCTTCACTGGCATCATGAAGTAAGGCTTCTAAAGCATATTCAGGAGTAACTAAATAGCTGACATATACCGAGTGTTGAGCAACAGAATAGAAATTATCAATCTGCCCATTAAAGCGACATTCATTAGCTAAACCTGTCGCAATGTCTTGAATATCTATATCCTCGATCCGTACATCGAGGTAATAGAAGTGCTTATTTGTTGCTGTTGCAATATAAGACATTATTCTCTCCACATAATTTAAGTAATAAAGATCCCTCTCGAATTAATCGAGATTAAATTTCCCTGATGTTGGTTAATGGTAAATAAAGACTTATTTTTTATGTTTCAATTATTGAACTTGATTATTGCTTACCTCAAGTTGTAGCGGTTTCTGCTGTTTCCCAACAGACAGAAACTATTTATCTTCACATGAAAATTTTTATTAAGGTGTTTTTACACACATAATTGAATTAGATATTAATCATAATGTAACTCATCCTACACCGCACACTTAAAATGTAGGATAACCAACATTGATGTGTCAAGTGTTTTTGTGGGAAATCTTACATCGGTATGTGATGGTAATAAAAAATCCTCCGAAGAGGATCCTTTTAGCAATGAGATAGGAAATTATGGTAAATGAGCTATTTTGGCATCCACAACAACACCCACAATTTTACAATTTCCATTGATTGGTATTAAGCGGTATTGAGGGTTTAATGGTTTTAAGTAATGGTTGCCTGCATCCACAATGTACTGCTTAAATGTAACTTCATTTTCAGATTCTAATTTAGCGACAACTAGCTTGCCACTAACAACCTCTACTGCGGGATCTACTAATATAATCATCCCTTCAGGAATACTTAGTCCAGAAGGAGAGGTCATAGAATCTCCTTTTACTTCTAGCCAAAATGATTCTTCGGAACAATGCACAGTTGTCTCATACCATGTATCGATTGATTTTCTATGATATGGCTCTACGGCCTCAGACCAATTCCCAGCGCTTACCCAGCTAATTAAAGGGTATTCACCACTAGATCTATTAAATTTTAAAAACGAAACATTAGAAATAGGATCTTCTTTTCCATCAACAAGCCAAATAGGGCTTGTTTCAAGAGCACTCGCTAATGCTTGAAGATTAGCGCCATTGGGTTGATAGTCACCTTTTTCCCAACCAGTAACAGTTACACGATTAACTCCAGCTTTTTTAGCTAGAGCCTGTTGTGTCATTTTCAGCTCAAGGCGTCTTTGTTTAATTCGTTCGCTCATTTCTTTCATGTAGGAAAGCCTACCACATTCTAAATGTAAGAATCTTGACATTTAAATGTAAGACATCCTACATTGTATGCGTGTGAATTATTCACTTACCAAAGGATTACAAATGAAGAAAAAAGATGTAATCACGTTTTTTGGTGGTACGTGTAAAACAGCAAAAGCCCTCGGTATTAAACATCCTTCGGTGTGTGGTTGGGGATATATCATTCCTAAAGTAAGGGCGTATGAAATAGAAAAAATCACCAAGGGAAAACTTAAATATAACCCTGAACTTTATAGAAAAAATACCAAAACAGCATAAGGCAATTAACTACCAATAAAAGATAGAGCAGGTAGATATGAGCAAATATTCAATTAAAGAAGTTATTAAAGAAATGTGCAAAGCACTGCCGGGTGGACGTTCTGCTATGGCAGGGGCTCTAGGTATGTCACTCGAGACGTTTAATAACAAGTTATACGAAAAAAATGGCTGTCGTTTCTTTGATATTGATGAACAGGAAGCCATGGAAGACATTTCGGGCACTAAGTTGCTGGTGGAATATCACCTAGATCGTCATGGCATGAGTGCACTACCAAAAATAGAAGCAGAAAAGATAGATCAAGTAGAGCTATTTGATATGCGAATGACATTGGCTGCTATGCAAGGATCACTCGCTGTTTTAATTCAAGAAAGCCTTGTTGATGGTGTTTTAACGGATGAAGAAATAGGGCGTATTTATCGAAAAGCAGGGAAAGTTTTTGCATATGCAATTGGGTTCTTGGATTCACTGAAAGTGTTATACGGTGAAAAACAGGAAGCGGCTAAGAGAGGGTGAAGCCAAAGGTATACGGCCTCTGGCTTCGGTTGCCAATTTCAATGATGTGAAGAGAAATAAGCATGAGTAGATTAGCGTATTTAATACCTAAAAAGCAATTTCGCTGTTTACCCTTAACTAAAGAGGGAACATTTCGCTATGTAGAAAGCATACCGAGTGACAATCGATCACACAACTACCGAAAAAATATCGATTTGGTAGATAAGAGGACACTGAAAAAGTCATGGGCTGATTTCTATTTCTTGAGTGGAGGAAAATGCAATGCGAAATGAAGATCCCAATCGTCTTGATCGCTATTACAGAAACCCTCGAGGGCTCCTTGTTCATGTCATTCGTTATGATCGAGAAAAACAGCGCGTTATTTTTATGATTGATGGTTGTGAATACGAACAATGCGAGCCAGTTCAACGATTTAAAGAGAGATATACCCGAGTTAAGTGAGGCCTCTTATGAGTGTTAAATTATCTAGTTATGTTTGGGATGGTTGCGCCCATGCAGGTTTAAAACTCACATCAGTCGCTATCATGGCAAGATTAGCTGATTTTTCTAATGATGAAGGTATTTGTTGGCCTTCTGTTGTGACGATTGCTCGCCAAATTGGTGCGGGTGAAAGCACGGTGCGCACAGCAATAAAACAGTTGGAAAAAGAAGGATGGTTAACCAGCGAAAAGCGTAGAAAAGGCAATCGCAACGCAAGCAATATCTATCAACTGAATGTAGAGAAACTATACCAATCAGCAAAGAAAGGGCTTTTTCAACCAACAAAATCTGACGTGTCAAAACCTGACGCATCAGGATCTGACCCATCAAAATTTGTTGCATCAAATTCTGTTCCCTCAAAATCGAGCAAAAATAGGGATTTTGACCCGCCAGCTCCTGAGGGCGATCCATCAGTAACTTCAAAATATGATCCATCAATAAATTATTCTTCGTCGCAGAATTCTGACGCATTCAGCGACCAGCTGAAAATGGATTTTTTAGCACGTTATCCAGAGGCGGTTATTTATAGCGCCAACTTTCAAAAATGGGGCTCTGCTGACGATTTGAAGTGCGCTAAATGGCTATTCAGTCGTAAATGCGAAGTGTTTCAAGAGATGGGATTAAAAACGCCTAAAGAGCCAAATTTCACTGATTGGGCTAATGATATTCGCTTAATGACAACGATTGATGGGCATACTCACAAAGAAATTTGCCAGTTCTATAAACGAATTACGCAAGATGATTTTTGGAAAAAGAATGTTCAGTGTCCTCGTACACTCAGGGCTCAATGGGATGATTTAACCTTACGTTTGGCGGGTAAGAAAAAAATCACCATCGACTCTGTAGAGCGTGATGAAACATTTCGGCTCATCTGGGGTACGGGTTGGAAACCTAAAAATAAAATCCAAGAATTAGCCGCTATTCAGGCAAAGAAAAATGGTCTAGGCCGAATGAATGAGGTTGCAGGTTTAGCTGCGTGGCGAGGTATTTGGCAACAAGTCGCAGAACAAGTTGCTCAGGAAGTTTTGCTATAAACGAGAGTGGAGAAAAATAACATGAATGGACTAATTGTTATTGATGGTGTTCAAATTCGTCGAGATACCGCAGGGCGTTATTGTTTAAATGATCTTCATCGAGTCTCAGGTAGCGAAAAACGGCATCAACCATCGAATTGGAGTGCTTTGACTCAAACTAAAGAGTTGGTTGATGAAATTTCAACCGCTCCTGAGATCACAGGAGCGGTTCCCATTGTGACCATTGTTGGTGGGCTTAACCAAGGAACGTATGTTTGCAAAGAATTAGTATATGCCTATGCAATGTGGATAAGTCCTTCATTTCATTTAAAAGTGATCCGTACTTTTGATGCATTGATAACACAGCAACACGGCGAAAAGTTAGCCGATAAAGTTCAAGCTGGGGTTATATTGCTTGAATCGATGGCAAAGAGCCTGAATTTCTCAAACTCTTCAAAATTAGGGGCGTATCAAAAATTACAAGCCATGGCAGGCTTACCCGAATTAGCCCCTGTGTATGCGATTGATGCGCCAAGCGGATCAATGGATGGTTCAAGTCGTCCAACAGTAGCTTTATCAACACTGATTAGAAAACATCAATTACCTATTTCAGCCCAACAAGCTTATAAGCGGTTGGCCGATCTCGGCATTGTTGAACGTTTATCTCGTCCAAGTACGAAAACCGCAAACAAAGTGAAAGAGTTCTGGTCAGTGATTGCGCGGGGCTGCCAGTTTGGGAAGAACATGACCAGCCCTAATAATCCTCGTGAAACCCAACCCCATTTCTTTGAAAGTAAAACGGATGAATTGATCCGTATGGTGATGCTGAATAAACAGGTGAGTGCATGAAATTATTATTAACACCCTATATTCAGCTCGATCTTGGTGTTGTTTTATTGAAGCCTGAAGCGGAGTTGCTTGAGCAACTAAAACAACATTCTCGTGTGATTATTAGTGATGTACCAAAGAGTTTAGATAAATGGCCTTCTGGGGCATTAACAGGAAACGAACAACCATTATTGAATAACAAGGACATTATTGGCTTTTTGAATAATGAAAAAGTGATCCAAGCTATGGGCGGGCTGGCATCGATGAATATGTGGATAGGCAGAAATATCCATTGCTGCCAGATCAACGATGAGCATGATAGTTATCATCATCATGAATTAACAACCACATGGCATAAAGACGGTGTGATACGGACTTGTTGGTATCATGATAATCATATTCGCAATTCATTGGCGGGGTGGGTTGCTGAATTAGCGTATAAAAATCGTATTGCTTGGATGATAGACACTATTCGCAGTCGTTTGAGATTAGATGATAGCCATTCGCTGACGATACCTGATTTTTTTGCTTTTGCCGTGATGCATAAACTGGTTGATAAAATACCTGATGCCATATTGCGCCGTATTCTAAATTGGTCTGATAAACCTAAAGAGCGCAGGGTGCATGGCGGTTTTCCTGAAGCTGATATTGTTCCAAATGAAGTGACAGCGCTATCAGCAATGAATGCGCGTTTAGATGCTATAAAACCCGTTATTAATGTGACTGTCGATCCTGAACCTCCAGCCTCATTTCTTCTTAAACCTAAAATGCGCCGTTGGGAGAATACCCAATGGCTTCAATGGGTAAAAACACAGCCATGTTGTGTTTGCGGACAACAAGCTGATGATCCACATCATATCATCGGCCATGGTATGGGAGGCATGGGAACGAAAGCCCATGACTTATTCACTATTCCATTATGTCGGCAACATCATGATGAGTTACATCGTGATCCCAAATTGTGGGAAGCCACTTACAGCAATCAAATCGAATTGTTATTTTCTTTTTTAAACCGTTCATTAGGAATGGGAGCATTGGTTTAACGTGTATACGGCACGGGGAGTCTAAGTATGAGAGATATGCAGGAAGTTTTATCACGTTGGGGAGCGTGGTCAGCTAATGAGGGAAATAGTATCGATTACTCATCAATCGCAGCAGGCTTTAAAGGATTAATTCCAAGTTCAAGACGAAGCCGAGAGCAATGTTCAGATGATGATGGCTTAAAAATCAATAAAGCGGTATTACATTTAAAGGTAAATAATAGTTACTTGTTTCAGTTGGTTATTATGTACTATGTGAAGAATTATCCTTTACGCTCAATGGCTTCAAAACTCGGTATTTCTCATAATGAAGTGGCTAAGCGATTGCAGACAGCGGAAGGATTTATTGAAGGGTGTTTATCGGTTGATAACGTAAAATTAGATATGGATAAAATAATTAAAAAACACCACATTTATAGTCTTGCGTAATTACAAAACACAATATATTGTATTAATAATAATTTCAATGTTACATGACTTATCTATTAAAAACCTCGTGAGTATAACGGGGTTGTATTTTTTATAGGTCTACTTAAGCTGATTTACTGCTAAAAAATAAAGTTTGCTATCTGCATTTTTCTATGGCTTAATAGCGTCACTGGTTTGGAAGTACAGACCTATTTATGTTAGTAAGTTTAAAGTTGTTCCCGTTTAGCGTTATCCTCGATACCTCTTCATTGTGAATTCCTTCTAATTAATTCCCATAAGTAAAAATACAAAACAAACCGCATATGCCTTATGGCAAATTAAATAAATTAAAGGAAATTCTATGTCTAATACAATGACTGGTACAGTAAAATGGTTCGATGAAGGTAAAGGTTTTGGTTTTATTACTCCAGCTGATGGCAGCAAAGATGTATTCGTACATTTCTCTGCAATCCAAAGTGATAGCTTCAAAACATTAGCTGAAGGCCAACAAGTTTCATTNCTGAATATATAAAACCTCGCTTCGGCGGGGTTTTTGCTATCTGCAATCCCATATTAATTAAAGATAAAAAATTTAGGTTTTAGGGCTTGAAAAATGTTTATTAGTTCATATTTATATTTTGGGTAAATAAGATACCGCCCATAATTCACGAAATACTGAAGGAGGAGTTATATGCCTAACATTAAACCTTTTTCATTATTCCCAACATTATCTGACAACTTAGTTTCAAACCGTTTTGATCAGATAGATCGCTTGTTTAGTCAGTTAACAGGCAGTAAGCCCATTGCATCACCAATTCAGACTTATAACCTGAAACAGATTGATGATAACCATTATGAACTGACAGTGAGTGTGCCTGGATATCAAGAAGATGACTTATCGGTTTCATTGAAAGGAAGCCGTTTATTGATTGAAGGGAAAAAAGAAGAAAAATCAGAAGAAGACAATGATAAATGGATCCACCGAGGCATATCTCAAGGGCAATTTACGTTGCAATTTGACCTCGGTAAAAATGTTAAAATAGACAAAGCCGATTTATCAAGTGGAGTTCTGACCATTGCTATTGAGTATGAATTACCTGAAGAAGAAAAACGGCAAACAATAGCGATAGAGAATAAAGATAAAAGTTAATTGAGTTAGATAACGTGAATAAGATTAAGGCTACGCATGGTGTGTAGCCTTAATTGTTTTTGTAAGGTCATTAAACTGGATTAACTTAGAGTAAGGTTCGTAAATAGAAAACGATTGGAGATTACAGTCTGGCTTGAGCGATCTGAGTGGCCATTACTAGCAGAATTCAGTATGAATAACGGGGAGCAGATTACACTGTATAGGTGTATAGTATCTCAAAGTTTTAGGTTTAGTCGCTGTTTTGACTTAATACTGGTTTTTGATGGGGGGATTTAATGAATAAAAACGAAATTGAAAATATATCTAATAGGCCTGAGGTACTTTACAATATTCCGTTCTATAAAGATTTGCCCAACCTTCCTGTAAAGATTGACTTGGAGGGTATGGCTGGTGATTTTTTGAGTTATGATATAGCAGATTTATTTGGTTTACAGCCGATTGAGAAAGATCATTTAGATACATATGGTAAGATAATTACTATCAATCCATCAAAGGAGTCCCTAGAGCTTTATAAAAAAAGAGATGATTCCTTCCAAATGGTATTTTTAGTAATTAATGCTTATAGCTTTAAAGAAATCGATGGGATAATACATTGTAAACCTTACAATATATCACTTTTTCCTGCAAGCAAAAGAGGTGAGTTGACTTCACTTAAGTCGGATTTGATTGAGAAATTGGATCTTGAGATAGATGCTAAAGTGCCGAAATTTTACTATGGATTTAACCCATTCAAGGGAGCGTTTGGATTATATTTTTATGATCATGTCGACTACTCTGGAATTGAATCAGATATGATTGGTTTCGTAAATAGCATGTATCTACTGTCAGATAAATATAATTACCATAATGTTATACCTCCATTCATCAAATCTATTGACAAAAATGCGCAAATAAAAGCTGATTACAAAAAATATAGAAAAGACAGATACTTTAAGAAATTTAACAAAATAAAACCAAGGAAAATATGGGGTTGTGATTCACCTATCGAACTTTTTTTACTTCAGTCAATGGATACCTTAGGCTTAACACCTGAAATTCAGACGATAATTACTAAAGATGGACTCACGATTCCTAGCTTGCATAAATTGTGGCAAAACTCTCGCTCACGTAAACGTTTGAATGCCATAACAGATGCAGATTTCTATTTTCCTGAAAAAAAATTGGCAGTTTTTTGTGATTCTAAAGAACATCATTCGTCCAAGGAATCTATTGATAAAGACAATAATATTGATAAGTCTTTAGCAGAAATTGGTATTTTTAGCATAAGGATCTTTGGTAAGGATATTGTGGCAGATCCCATTGCATGTGCAATGAGAATCAAGGACCGTTTGAACGAGTTGTAAGTTAAAAATAATTTCTTTGGGTTTGATTTTAATAATGCAGATGGGCCTGAATACTCAGGTCTTCAATCAGGGATGCGACTGTCGCCGCTCATGCTGAATGTGAGATATTTTAACGGCAACTATGAGTGAGATGCCGACATTTTTCTGCTGACGGAGGCTGATAAATGAATGGCATTTTCATTCATTTCATAGCTTTTATAATGTTTCGTTATAATCCAAGTCTGCAATAAACTTTCTCTTTCTGCTAGTATCAAAGGACAGCATTACTACTAGGATATGAGAATGTCTAATTTAACCATCGATGCATTAGCATCTCCAGTTTCCCGTGAAACAGTTGAGCAGACTGCCAATTCTTTGGGAGTTGGTAGCTTTTCGCTCACTCCGTTACCTTATAATGAATTATCAAAAAAATTAGGATATACAACAAGTTTGCTAATGCAGTGCCTTTCAAAAAACCCCAGGGTTAGCATTCCTGCATTAAAAGGAACAGTAGAATTAATTTCTACACTGACTGAATATCCATCGTTCAAAATTAACTCGTTAACAATATCTAATGATGTCTATCCAGTTTTCACATTGGAGACCTGGACTGCTCACGGTATATTTTCAAACGATTTGGAATCTTTTACAAACATCTCTCATTGCTTTCGAATTAACCCAGAATTAAAAGTACCAAAGATATCTCTAGGCTTGAATGCAAGCGGATCGTATACATTAGACTTATCCTTGGAGTTGGTGATTATTAAAGAATTGATTGAATACTCTGTAGCAAAAGTAATCGTTGAATTTGATGGCCCAATGCATCTTAATTCAGATAAAGTTCGTTATGATAAACTAAGAGATTCTTATGTTCAAAGTCAAGGATCTACGGTTTTTCGTATTCAGAGCGTCAATACACATGATCTAACCAAAATCCAGCAAACTGAGAAATCACATGAACAATTGATGGCACATATTGGAAATATAAAAGAACATTTCCGCACGAGACTATTCGAATTTTTAAGAACGTTTTATAATAGGTGATTAGGTGAGTCCTCCTCAATTAGAAGTTATCTCTTATAGCAATTCAGTATCAGCCCGAATTAATGGCAATACCCCAGAGATTAACTAGTACACGAGCAGCGCCCGCACCTAGCACTGAGTGGAATATCTAAATTATAAGAATGAAAGAGCTACCCAACACAAAATAAAAAAATGCCGATACGCTAGGAGTCATATCGGCATATAAAATAAACGCAAGAAGCAATGTAAGTCATGTCGTACTAATTCGTATCAAACCTGTCAATTTGATACATGTGTAATGATAATTATTCTCATTAATATATTCAACCCTAAATTAAATAAGGTTACCTTGTAGCCTTTCCGTCTACGCCGACCACAGAATCAACACCCACTTATACCGTTCACACAAGAGCTGTGAGTCGGCACCTTATTAACTAAATAAATCGGTAAATGTTATGTCAAAAGAGATAAACGAATTACAGTTTAGTCTTCACTATGCATCAGAAACAGACAGTGAAAAGAATACCTCCATCATTTTAACGGCAAATATCCATACGGCTGATGGCGAAACTCAACAACTGACACAATTAATTTGTACGACATCTCCCACAGGTAAAAAACAATATCGAATCGGCACACAAAAGATTAATGATGCAGGCGACCCATTGCTGGTGGCGATTGAATCCTATTGGCGAAAAAATACGCAAGAGAGTTGTATTTATTTGTTAGAGAAAGCAAAACAATTTATTCAAGGGCACTTACAACAAACGAATACATGGATATCCATGTACGGCCTTGTGATTGTTTCTAATGCGTCACTGGAAGAGCAGTTACCTGAAGGTTTATTAAAGGCCCTTAAAGTATTAATACCCGCCTAATTTTTTATCGTTTCACTTTTAACTCTCTCACACTAATCATCAACGGACACTCCTCTGGGGGTGACTATGCGTATGGATAAATTAACCAATGTTACTTACGGAACCGCAGGCCTAACGGCCTTTTTTGCCAGTCTCTCTTTATATGAATGGGGATTTGTTATTGGGATGGCGTTCAGCATGGTTCTGGGTTTAGCCACTTATTTTATGACTCGTCGAGAGCAACGAAAACGCACTCAATTATTTGAAGAGCTTGTTCGTCATGTTGACCCACAAAACCCGACCGAAACGTTAAAAAGACTTGCTGAATTAATGGTAAAAGCGGCAAAGGATATTTAATGTCTCTCAAGCAGAAAATAGCTGCGCTAACAACAGCGGGAGCAACAGCCATCGCGTTAGTTGTCATTGCCCATTTTGAGGGTGTGCGTTATGAACCTTATCGTGATGTGGCAGGTGTTTTGACGGTTTGCTATGGGCATACAGGGAAAGATATTATTCAAGGTAAGAGATACACACAACAAGAATGTGATGCGTTATTACAAAACGATTTTATTAAGACACAACAGCAAGTCGATGCATTAATCAAAGTACCACTCGATGACTACACCAAAGCCGCTTTATATTCCTTTGCTTTTAATGTAGGAACGACAGCATTTGCTCACTCAACATTACTCAAGAAACTAAATACAGGTGATAGAGCGGGTGCCTGTGAAGAAATAAAACGTTGGGTTTATGCAGGAGGAAAGGTTTGGCGAGGGCTTGTCAGTCGTCGAGAGGCGGAGTCAGCACTATGTCATGGAAACCTTTAATTATCGTTATTAGCTTTATCCTCGTATTACTCATTACGGTTGCTGGTGGCATTTATCTCTTGATTGATAACTCATGTACTAAAGACCAAGTGAGTTTAGAAAAACGCTGTCAGATTGCACTCTCATATCATCGGTACTAATCATGAAATACGGGAAACTCTATGTCATCATCGCGATGGTAGGCATCATTGTGGGTGGCTATATTGGCAAAAGTATACAAAACATCATCACTCAAAGAGATACGTTAATAGCAGAGAATAAGCAATTAACAAAAGAAAATAAGAGTTACTCAAAACTGTTAAGCGATCAGGTATTCCAATTCAATAGGTTTAATCAAATAGCGACCACAGCCTACCTCTATGGTGTTCAAGTAGATGCAAAATCACAGGAGAAAGTCATTGAATATAAAACGATCTTTAAAAAAGAGCCAACCTGTGATTTGCTTGTTCCTCAGCATATTACTGACGGGTTGCTCAAGTACACTTACGAGTTACGGTCAATGTATAGCGATACCCAAAACACTAACTCAACCAGTGTTAGTACCTCTACCACCAGCACCTTAACATATTGTCAAGCAGTATTATGGATAGACTCTTTATTAACTGCACTCGATAAGGCAAATGGGCGATTAAAAAAAATAAGGATCATTGAAGAAAGGGAAAGAAACTAAGTTTTGGATATGGAGGATTTATGTGTTCATTAATAATTTTAACTTAATAGTGAATATACTATTTTCTAATTTCTAACTTAGTGATTATTGTGTTTTATCTAAAGGATATACATCAATATTCGCTTTCATCTATTGATTGGTTACACAAGTTAGGTATCATTTCACATTTTATTCAAGTAGATGAGACAGTAATGGCTTCCAACGATATTTTAGTAATTGATTTATTTGCTGGTCCTGGAGGTTTAGGTGAAGGGTTTTCATCTTTTGTCAACAAGGACGGTATACAGCCATTTAAAATAGGTATATCAGTCGAAAAGGAAAGTAGTGCGCATAAGACGCTGACAACTAGAGCTTTTTATCGTTTGGTAAGAAATGACCGTAGAGCTAGGATACATTATTATAGTTATATCAAAGGTGAGATAAGCAGAGATCAACTTTTTAATATGTATCCTAGAGAGGCTTTACTTGCTCACGAAGAGACTTTGTTTGAGCCAAGAACATTAGGATTAGATAATGATCTTATCCATAAAAAGGTTAGAGAGCTTACTCAAAACCATAACGGTTATAAAGTAGTTATTGGAGGACCTCCATGCCAAGCATACTCATTAGCTGGCCGTTCTAGAAATGCTGGTAATCAAAACTATGTACCGGAAGAAGATGCGCGCCATTTTTTATATAAAGAATACTTAGAGATACTTTCAATTGTTAATCCAGAAGTTTTTATTATGGAAAATGTAAGGGGGATTTTATCTGCGAAAATTAACAATCATTTAATTTTTCCTGAAATTTTAAAGGATTTAAAGCAACCCGGTGCAGTAACTAAAAACCATAGTACTTTAGGATATCGTATTTATTCTTTAACAGAAAAATCTAGTGATATTAATAATCCTCAGTATGATAGTTTATCTAGTTTTTTGATTAAATCAGAGGAGTATGGTATTCCTCAAGCTAGACATAGAGTGATCTTAATGGGGGTTAGAGAAGATATTAAATATACTCCTAGTATTTTAATAAAGAAAGATAAAGAAATAACAATAAAAGAAGCCATTGATGATCTGCCAAGATTACGTAGTGGCCTATCAAAAATTGAAGATAGTAATTTTTCTTGGAATTGCGTTATTGATAAGAATGCAAATATTTTATATAAAATATTTAATGCGAAATATCCAAATTTTAACTTAAATGAGTTGGATTTATCTTCTTATCCTAATTTGAATAGAAAAGAAACAACAGAAAATAATATCAAAGATAATTTACCAAAAGATCTAGCAGGATGGCTTTTAGACCCGGACTTGGATTATGTAGCTAATCATGAAACAAGAGGGCATATAGAAAGCGATCTATTACGTTATGCCTTTTGTGCTAGTTATGCCAGAATAGCTGGCTACTCACCTAAATCCCATGATTTTCCTGATGTGTTGGCTCCAGCGCATGCAAACTGGAAGTCAGGAAATTATACTGACCGTTTTCGTGTTCAAATTGAAAGTAGACCTTCAACTACTATAACAAGTCATATTTCTAAAGATGGACATTATTTTATTCACTATGATCCTAAACAATGTCGGAGCTTAACGGTTAGAGAAGCGGCTAGGTTACAAACGTTTCCTGATAATTATTTTTTTGAAGGTAATAGGACTCAACAATATGTTCAGGTAGGTAATGCAGTTCCTCCATATCTTGCACAACAAATAGCTTCTATTGTGATGAAGTTACTAGAATAATAACTTATTATAAAGTATAAGAAAGGTTTATTTTTTTATGGTGCTAATGTTATGGAAGATAATAAATTAATTTTAAAATTTGACCCTAATACGATAGAGCATTTAGGTGTCTCTTTATATTCAAAACTACCGAGTGTATTATCAGAATTAATAAGTAACTCTTGGGATGCAGATGCCACTAAGGTTAGTATCAATTTTATTGAAGGTAAGGCTAAAGAAATTATTTATACTGATGATGGTGAGGGGATGACTTTTTCTGAACTAAATGATAAATATTTAGTGATTGGACGAAATCGTCGTAAAGAACTAGAAAAACAGACAAGTACAAATGGTCGACCAATAATTGGTAAGAAAGGTCTAGGAAAATTATCTGTCTTTGGTATTTGTGATGAAATTGAAGTCATTTCCGTCAAGAATGGCTTAAAAAACCATTTTGTAATGGATTTAAATGATATAAAAAAAAGTAGAGGAAATGTATATTCACCAAATTTAATTACTTTTAATGAAAACACCACTTTGAAATCTGGTACAACGATAAAATTAAAAAGAATGAGAAGAAAGTCTGGATTTCAATTAGATGAAATAGCTCTTAATTTATCTAAAAAATTCATCATATTTAGTGAGATGGAAACGGTTATTTTTAAAAATAATGATAATTCAAATAAGATAAATGTTACGAACGAATTAAAATATCAATCATTGAAAACAGAATTTGAATGGAGTTTCCCGAATAAAAGTTATGATGATAAATACCCGTATTGGTCTGATGTTAAAGGCTCAATTATAACGTTAGAGACACCAGTAAAAGATACTGATATGAGAGGGATTTATCTAATATCAAGAGGGAAAATTGTTAATACGGCTAGTTTTTACGGTGCTCGAGATAATGATCAATTCCATAGTTATGTTACTGGGTATTTAGAAGTAGATTTTATTGATAATTTTGATGATGATGTCATTTCTACTGATAGACATTCATTAAATTGGGAACATGATGAAACACGCTCATTACAAAGTTATCTGCAAGCCGTGATTAGAAAAATAGGCAGTGATTGGAAGAAAAAAAGGGGCGAAAAGAAAAAGATAAAAGTTAGAAATGAGCATAATGTCAATGTAGATAGCTGGCAAAGTAACTTACCTACGTATGAAAGGGAGCTTAGCGAGCGAATTATTAACCCAATTCTAGAAAATTCTAATATTGATATATCTGAATCAGCTGAGATTATTAATAATGTCATAGGTAAATTTGATAACCAAGCTTATAAAGAATATGCTTCTAAGATTGCAGATATATCAAGTAGTGATGAGGATATCCCAAAACTTTTACGTTTGATGGATGATTGGAAAACAATTGAATCTAAGCAATATAGAGACTTAGCTGTTTCTAGAGTAGAAGTTATTAAACAATTCGAGAATTATATTCAAACGAATACAAAAGAAGTTCCAACTCTTCATAATTTTTTGAAAAAATTTTCTTGGTTATTAGATCCAAGAATCTTAGAGTTTAGAGATGAGGTTACATATTCGACTTTATTGAAAGAAACTTATCCTGATGAAGATTTATGCGAAAATGATAGAAGAATTGATTTTTTGTGCAGTAATGCTCTAGGAAATATTTTATATGTAATTGAAATAAAAAGAAGTAAATATAAAGTAGATCTTAAGGCATTAGAACAAGCATATGATTATGGCGATTTCCTTCAAGAAAGGTATGCATCTAAAACTGGTTTTTCTAAAGTTGTATGTTTTGTTGTTGGAGGAGAAAAGTCAGAAGATAGAAAGTTTAAATCTAAAGAAGGTGATTATTCTGAAGTTGGGAAGGTTTTTGTAAAAACATATCGAGAGTTACTTGAACAATCTAAGGAATATCATAAGGAGTTTATTGAAGCTTATAATATGAATATGTAAATTATTAATACTATGTAGCATTGATAAAATACATACGGAAATTACAGTCTGAAAGAAGTATTATTATTTGGATAAGAGCCATTAACTTAAAAGATAATGGCTTTTTTGTTGCGGTTATCTTACTAAAAATAAATAGCTAATGATAAAATCTATTTATTAAGTGGTTATTTTTAATAAGCAAGAAGGCAAACATGGTGGTTAAACTGGATTGGGAGAACTGAGTAGCTATTAGATTTAGCTGATGTAATTAGAGCACTAATGCCATATGATGAATGGGTTATAAGGTTAGGTAAGAAAATTAAGAATTAAGGATAGCGATAGCAAAATATATGGCGTGCTCTGGCGAACTTTTACGTAATAATAAATATGCGATTGTTGCTAAAATGGTTTTCAATAATATTTCAAATATATGAATCATAAATATCTCCTTATGTTGTTTTAAACGTCAGAACGATTAATCTCTTCTAGAGAGGTCTCTAAATAGTGAGTTTCATTAAATCGCTAGTGCTTATAATAGGTGCCACTCTCAAATTATTGTGTATGTCATTTATTTCATATCTAAAGTGCGAGTTAATTTAACCAATTGATTTTTAATGGCTTGATTCAAGTTTTCTGACGAAATTAATAAGATAAGGAAAGAACATAGATAGCCATCAGTTAACCGCTGGTGGCTTTTTTATTGGAGAAAATTTGTGATGGAATAAACCATGAAAAAGCGCAATGTCTATGGTGGTCGCTGGGCTAAAGTGCGATTAGCGTTTCTTAATGAACATCCGCTTTGTGTTATGTGCCAAGAGCAAGGGCGCATTACTGCTGCCACAGTAGTTGACCACATTACTCCACATCGTCTTAAAGAAGCACTTGAATCAGGCGATAAAGAACGTATCGCAAAAGCCCAAGCCTTGTTCTGGGACACAAAGAACTTCCAAAGCTTATGCGAACTGCATCATAACTCAACCAAACAACGTATCGAAAAGAGTGGCAAAGTCATTGGCTGTAATGCGGATGGCATTCCACTCGATCCCAATTCTCATTGGCATCAATAACACCATGAAATACAGGGTGGGGGCGGGGTAAAAGTTCAAACACTTTCGCCCTGATTACCTAGCGCCCTCATTTGTGTGCACAACCGCGAAATGAAAAGTTTTTTTCTGGGAGGTTCCGATGGCAGGAAGACGCCCGAAACCGACCCACTTGAAGGTGGTCACCGGTAATCCGGGAAAACGAAAACTCAACGATAAAGAACCCCAACCTAAACGTGAAATTCCAAGCCCACCCGAACATTTAACGGATTGGGGGAAAATGGCGTGGGCAAAATTAACCTTATTACTCGATGGAATGGGCGTTTTAACCGTGGCTGACACGCTGGCATTAGAACGGCTGTGTGATATCTACGCTGATATTCTTCAATTGCGAGACACCATTGCGATTGAAGGTCGGACATACACCACAAAAACGCAATTAGGGGATTTTTTAATTAAAGCGAATCCTGCCGTTGCCATGTTGGCTGATGCAGATCGCCGTTTTAAAAGTTATTTAGTCGAGTTTGGTTTAACCCCCGCCGCTCGTTCGAAGGTGAAGATGGATGGTGGAGAAGAAGAGGAAGATCCGCTCAACCAATATTTCGGTTGATCCCGCAACGCAATACGCGCAAGACGTGCATCAAGGCAAAATCTTAGCGGGGCCTGATATTCGTCATGCTTGTGCGCGTCATCTCAAAGATTTAAACGAAGCCGAGCAACGAGGATTAGTCTGGGATGTTGAGGCCGTCAAAAGGGTGATCGACTTTTTCGCGAAAGTCTTAAAGCTCAATGGCGGGGAGCATGAAGGGAAACCGTTTATTTTATTGCCTTGGCAATGCTTTGTGATTGGCTCTATTTTTGGTTGGAAAATGACAGATGGAACACGCCGATTTCGCATGGTGTACGTTGAATCGGGCAAAGGTTCAGGAAAATCACCGATGGCAGGTGGCGTTGGGTTGTATTGTTTGGTTGCCGACAGTGAGCCGCGTGCCGAAGTGTATGCGGCAGCCACGAAAAAAGACCAAGCCATGATTTTGTTTCGTGATGCGGTGGCGATGGTTGATCAATCTCCCGCATTAAGTCAGAGGATCACCAAATCAGGCGGAACCGGTAAAGAGTGGAACTTGGCTTATTTAAAAACGAGTTCATTCTTTCGTCCGATCAGTTCGGATGATGGGCAATCAGGACCTCGTCCCCATTGTGCGCTGATTGATGAAATTCATGAGCACAAAAATAATACCGCCGTTGAGATGATGCGAGCGGGCACAAAAGGTCGGCGACAAGCCTTGATATTTATGATCACCAATAGTGGCCATGATAAAACCAGCGTGTGTTATGACTATCATGAATACGGTCGAAAAGTCGCCGAAGGCACTATCGAAGACGACAGCTTCTTTTCCTATATTTGCTCACTGGATGAAGGCGATGATCCCTTTAAGGATGAGTCTTGCTGGGGGAAAGCCAATCCGTCATTGGGCTACACTTTTTCTGATCGCTACTTACGCGAACAAGTGACTCAAGCCCGAGGTATGCCCGCGAAAGAAAGCATTGTGCGTCGGCTCAATTTTTGTCAGTGGGTGGATGCCGATAATCCATGGATTAACAGTGAAACATGGATGCAGTGTGAAAATACGTTCACCTTCGATGATCTTCAAGGTGAAGAATGTTATGGCGGATTGGACTTATCGGGAACTAAAGATTTAACCGCATTAGCCTTGTATTTTCCTCGCCTCAAACGTCTTTATGTTGAATTTTGGACACCCAAAGACACCTTATTGGATAGGGCGAAAACCGACCGAGTGCCTTATGACTTATGGGTAAGGCAAGGTTTTATGCATACCACGCCAGGGAATGCGGTGAGGTATGAATTTGTGGCAGAACGCATTGCTGAAATGGCGATGCTCGTCAGCATGAGAGCCATTGCCTTTGACCCTTATCGCATTAAATACCTTGAACCCAAACTCGATGAAGCGGGTGTGACGGTTCCTTTAACTCCGCATGGACAAGGATATTACAAAGCCAAAGATTCAGGGCTATGGATGCCACACTCTATCGAACTGTTTGAACAGCTAATTGATGACAAGAAGATTGAGATCCACACCAATCCTTGTTTGAGATGGAATGCCGCATCCGCTGTGCTTGAGGCTGACCAAAAAGATAACCGCGTCTTTGCCAAGAAAAAAAGCACTGGTCGAATTGATGGTGTGGTGGCATCAGCAATGGCGATTGGTGCTGCGGAAGGTGAGGTTGATAATGGCAACCTTGATGACTTTTTCTCTAACCCATTGAGTATGTGATGACAGATAAACAATATTCAATCGATTTGCGCACTAATCATGGTTGGTTTGCGCGTCTGGCTTCCTTCTTTGTTGGGGGAAGACTCGTGACACCTGAACAAGGTTCACAATCAGGCGTTATCTCAGCGCAAGGCTCGCTTGGTGATTCTTCTGTAAATGATGAGCGAATACTTCAAATATCAACGGTTTGGCGTTGTGTTAGCTTAATTTCGACGTTAACGGCTTGTTTGCCACTGGATGTGTTCGAAACGGATAAACAGGGAAATAGAACCAAAGTTGATTTAAGTAACCCATTAGCTCGATTACTGCGATATTCGCCCAATCAATATATGACCGCTCAAGAGTTCCGAGAGGCAATGACTATGCAGCTTTGCTTTTATGGTAATGCTTTCGCGTTGATTGAGCGAAATAAAGTGGGTGATGTGATTAGCTTGCTTCCTCTGTTGTCTGCCAATATGGATGTACGCATGGAGGGGAAGAATATTATCTATAAATATCAGCGTGATCATGAGTTTGCGAAATTTAAACAACACGAAATTTTTCATTTAAAAGGGTTTGGTTTTAATGGATTAGTTGGATTGTCGCCTATTGCTTATGCATGTAAGACAGCAAGCACGGCCGTTGCGATGGAAGATCAACAACGTGAGTTTTACGCTAATGGAGCTAAGTCTCCTAAAATTCTGACAACGGGCGATAAGGTATTGAATAAAGAGCAACGTAGCCAACTTGAAGAGAATTTCAAAGAAATTGCGGGTGGTCCCGTTAAAAAACGATTGTGGATCTTAGAAGGGGGATTTCAAGCACAAGATATTGGTGTTAGTCCTCAAGATGCAGAAACAATGTCTTCCCGCAAATTTCAAGTCAGTGAATTAGCGCGTTTCTTTGGTGTTCCCCCGCATTTAGTCGGCGATGTTGAAAAATCAACAAGTTGGGGAACAGGTATTGAGCAACAAAACTTAGGTTTTCTTCAATATACCTTACAACCCTATATCTCCCTATGGGAAAACTGCATTGCGCGTTGGCTTCTAAAACCCCCCGAAGTGGGAAAATACCATGCTGAACATAACCTTGATGGATTATTGCGAGGCGATTCTACTTCACGCGCCGCGTTTATGAAAGCGATGGGAGAATCGGGGCTAAGAACTATTAATGAAATGCGACGGCTCGATAATTATCCTCCTCTTGAAGGTGGAGATGTCGCTTACCGGCAAGCACAATATTTACCGATTAACCAACTCAATAAAGAGCCTCACGAAAGTGGGGCTTAATTATTTATGGGGGTTCAATGCCTGATATTAGAAAAACACTAAATTTTGATGAAGCGGAAATCAAATTTACGGGTGATGGCACACAAGGCGTTTTCGAAGGTTATGCCTCTGTATTTAGTCATCAAGATCTCGATGGTGACATTATTTTACCCGGTGCGTTTAAGCATGTTTTAGATAAGCAAAAACAAAAAGTCGCTATGTTTTATAACCATCGAGTCTGGGAGCTTCCTGTGGGGAAATGGGAGTACATGGAGGAAGATCAAAAAGGATTACGTGTAAGAGGACAACTGACGCCCGGTCATAGTGCGGCTCAAGATCTAAAAGCGGCAATGAAGCATGGCACGGTTGACGGGCTTTCTATCGGATTCGGTTGTCTGCGTAATGATTTTGAGCGAACACCTTCAGGCCGTATTTTTAAAAATATCTCCCTGTTACGTGAAATCAGTATTTGTACATTTCCCGCTAATGACCAGGCACAGGTTTCATCACTCAAGAGCATCGATGGGTTATTAACGATCCGAGATATTGAGGATTGGCTGAGAGAGTCAGCCGGTTTATCAAAATCAGAAGCAGTTGGTTTTATTTCCCGCTTCAAATCCGCTATTCGGAGTGAGTCCGATGACACTCAACAATCCCTAGTCGCATCCATTGTTAACCAAATTAATGCATTTAATCTGAAAGGATAGAATATGTCTGACTTAGCTATTATCCAAGAAGCCATCGAAGGATCACAAAAAAAGGTGCAAGAGCTCTTTGATGCACAGAAGAAAGAAATTGAAGCTACTGGCGTAGTTTCAAAGCAATTACAAACAGATTTAGCCTTAGTCCAAGAGGAATTAAAAAAAGCCGGTGAACGTCTGTTTGATTTAGAGCAGAAAGGGGCAACGAGTGCTGATGATCCTAATGCGAAAAAAGATTTTTCTGAGCGAGCAGCAGAAGCGCTGACAAAATCATGGAATGGGAGTCAGGCTTCTTATGAAGTGAAGACCTTTAATAAATCATTAGGCAGTGATGCGAGCTCAGCCGGAGTTCTCATTCAGCCGATGCAAGTACCGGGGATTATTATGCCGGGGATGCGTCGTTTAGTTATCCGCGATTTATTAGCTCAAGGTCGTATTTCCAGTAACTCACTGGAATATGTACGCGAAAAATTGTTTACCAATAGCGCGGCACCCGTGAAAGAAAAGGCACAGAAACCAGAATCTAATCTGACTTTTGAAAAACAAACGGCAAATGTGATCACTATTGCTCATTGGATCCAAGCGTCTCGCCAAGTGATGGATGATGCTGTGCAGTTACAGTCTTACGTTAATAACCGCTTATTGTATGGCTTAGCATTAGTGGAAGAGGAGCAATTACTTAATGGTGACGGTACTGCGGATAATTTGACGGGGATTAATCATGTTGCCACTGCTTATGATACCACGTTGAGTGCTACGGGCGACACACATGCTGACCTGATTGCTCATGCTATTTATCAGGTAACAGAATCTGAATTTAGCGCCTCTGGTATTATTTTAAATCCTCGTGATTGGCATGCCATTGCGTTAATGAAAGATAAAGAAGGGCGTTATATTTTCGGGGGCCCACAAGCGTTTACTTCAAATGTAATGTGGGGATTACCTGTTGTTCCAACAAAAGCACAAAAACAAGGTGAGTTTACTGTTGGTGCATTTGATTTGGCGTCTCAAGTATGGGATCGAATGAATGCAGTTATCGAAGTGAGTCGAGAAGATCGTGATAACTTTGTGAAGAACATGCTGACCATTTTGTGTGAAGAGCGTTTAGCCTTAGCCCATTATCGCCCTCAAGCCTTAATTAAAGGGACTTTCCCAACGTCTGGAAGAAGTGCTTAAGTAATAGGTCGGGGTAGGTAACTATCCCGTATTACATCATGAATATCTTAGATGTCATTCCTCTTTCTTTACTAAAACAGCATCTCGAATACAGCGGTGATGATCGTGATGAGCAGATTATATTTTATGCACAAAGCGCATTAAATTATTGTTTGAGATGGTGTGATGAACCAGCATGGAAATCACCTGATGATATCCCTTATGAAGTGAAATCGGCAATGCTCTTGGTGCTGGGGGATATGTTTGAACATCGAACCAGTCAAAGTGAAATTCCGTTATATGAAAATAAAGCAGTAGAACGATTGTTACTGCTTTGTCGAAATTGGCGAGGTAGTTAATGGATCCGGGACGATTACGCCACACTATTCATATTCAAAAATCAGTATTAGCGCCCGATGCCATCAGTGGCAGTGATGTGATTTGGACGGATCATGCGACAAAAGTACGTGCAGCGATCATGCCTTATCAAGGGCGAGAATATTTTCAAGCCCAGCAAGTACAAAGTGAAGCCACAACGCGAATTCTTATTCGCTATATTGCTGATATTGATACCTCAATGCGTATTGTATGGGGTAAGCGAATATTTAATATTATTTCGATTATTGACCCTTATGAGCGTCATCGTGAGCTTCAATTAATGTGCAAAGAGGGCGTGAATGATGGGTGAAATTAAAATCAGTGGATTGTCTGAACTCGCTCAACGAATGCAAGACATCGCCCGTAAAACTAGAAATCAAAGCGCGCGTAAGGCGATGAATGTAGGGGCTTCGGCGTTAAAAGAAGAAATCAAACATCGAGTACCTATTCTTAAGGAAACGGTGCCTCATCGACGCAAAGGCACCATCAAGCGCAATATTCGTTCTAAAACGAAAGTGCAGCGCAATGGGCAAGTTAAAACGCGCATTTGGGTGAAATCATTATCGGGTAAAAAGGTGTCTGCCTTTAAACAGGCAACGGGAAAAAGTGCGGCATTGAACCCGAATGATCCGTTTTATTGGTGGTTTGTCGAGTTTGGCACCGCCAAGATGCCCGCACAACCGTTTATGCGGCCCAGTTTTGAAGCGAAAAAGGAAGCGACGGCTAAAGTGATTGTTCAAACACTCAAAGAGGACATTGAAAAAGTAAGGTAGAGATCATGATACAGCAATTAAAAGAGACCCTTTCACCGCTTGTCGATGGAAGGGTTTTTTTTCAGGTATTACCTGAAGGCAAAGGGCATTATCCCGCCATTGTGATCCAGTTTGCCAGCATCACGCCTAACAGTGCGCTGGAGGATACGGATTTAGACAACTATCGCGTGCAACTTGACGTGTATGCGCCACAGCCACAACCCCTTATGGTCTTGCGTAAAAAGATTGAAACTCAGATTGTTGCGACAATCCCATTTGCACAACGGGTGAATGCGGTCTTTGGGTATGAAGCGGATGTCAAATTGCATCGGCTTGTTCTTGAATTAATGATTTCATCAGATAAATAAGGAATGGATATGGCAAAGTCAAAAAACCATAAAGCGACGCCTTTCCTCGGCACGAAGATCTTTGTGCAAACAGGCTTAGGGGAGGCGATGACAGTGACGGAAGCCACGTTATCACCGGCAACTATTACCATCGCCAATAATAAGCTGAAAGCCGATGACATGATTATGTTATCGGGATTCGGGGAGTTAGATGGACGTTTTCCTGTTGAACAGGTTGATGGCAACAAAGTGACCCTGTGCGACGAAGTGGATTGGAGTGATAAAACGTTACCCACGGATTTTGCAAACGCCAAAGCACAACGTATTCAATGGTCTAATAACTTTTGTGCGGTAAAAAGCTTCAGCAAAGACGGTTCAACGACTGAACAAATCGATGTCACCACCATTTGCAGTGATGGCAAGGAATATGAATCCGGCGATACGGAATACGGCTCAATTAAATTGACCTTTTTCTTACGTTATAGCTCCAGTGAGGTGCAGCGACTCTTGCGTAAATATGAAAACAGCAAAGAAAAATTTGCGGTGAAAATGGTCTTAACACGAGATGAGGGCTCCATGTTTTATTACGGCTCCGTCGAAACGGGCATGAATATTGATGGCAGTGTAGGACAAATGATGGATTCAGGGATCTCGATTAAATTGTCTGGCCGTGATTATTTGAATGTGAAGAAATAACCCCTAATTCACCTCTTTCATTATTTCTCTTCTCCCTTCTCAATAAAAAATCTTAGGAGTGATTATGTCTAACGCTTTATTGCGTGAATTAGTGTTAAACCAAGCACTGAAAGTGACGCCTTTTACCTATTTAGACAACACCTTTTATGTCAAAGAGCTGGATGTTGGCACCATGAATTATATTCAGCGCAAACTTCGCCAAATTAAAATTAAGCTCGCCGAAGCGCAGGATATTTATTTAGATGAAGACGATCCCGAACAATTTAATGAGGCGATAAATCGTGTCTACGATGAATATGATGTCGCCAGAATGTTGGCCTTTAAGTTGTGTGATGAAAAAGGAGAACTGCTTTTTGATGCTGAAAATGAAGCAGATTTAAAAGGTCTTAATCGTCTAGGGCAAGGGTTCTCTAATGCGGTGTTTACAGCCGAAGCGGGGAACAGCGAAAAAAACTCGGAGACCGACGACAATTCCAACTGATATTGTCGTTGGCATTGGGAAAAACCCTCGCGGAAATAGAGCAAATGCCTGAAAGCCACTTGTGTGAATATGAGGCCTTTTATCGCAAACAACCCTTTGGTTTATGGCGAGAGGATTATCGGATGGCACAAGTAGCGCATCTTCTTGCGATGATAAATCGTGATCCGAAAACGTCTCTGCCTGAATTGATGGATTTTATGCCGATGTGGAAGAAGAAAATTACGGAAGAAGAGCTGTGGGATAACGTTACTGAGAGTGTATTAGCTAATCGATAGCCCCACATCAGTGGGGCTTAATTGTTAACCACCGCGAGACATTTTCTCAATTTTTTTATCCGTATTGTATTGAGAAAGGGCATAAACCGACCAGATAGCCGCAGGGATCCAGCCAATTAAGGTGATTTGTAGGATAAGGCAGAAGATGCCAGCAAATGGGCGACCAATCGTGAAAAATTGTAACCAAGGTAGTAATAACGCCAGAATAAGTCTCATAAAACCCCCTCTATTATTCGAAATTTCAGTTTATCAATAATTAAATCAATAGCAAATAACAAGGAATATTGCATTTATTCAGAGTGAAAGTTTGCTTTTGTAGTGTTCATACCAAGGATTGAATTTATGGCGGGAGCATTAGGTAGATTAGATATTGATTTGACGCTGAATACGGCAAATTTCACAAATGCGATCAACCGTAGCCAGCGCCAAACAGAACAATTTGGGCAAAGTATTCGCGTCAGTCTTCAAGCTATCACCGTACAACAAGAGCGAATGGTATCGCAAACCGCAAAATCCTCGGCGCTTTTTGCCCGTTTTGCGAGTGTCACCGCAAGCGCATTATCCATTCATCAAGTCATTAATTATGCTGATAGTTGGACGGAATTACAGAACCGCTTAAAACTGGTGACGGAAAGTTCTGTCGAGTTAAATAAAGCCACAAAAGCCGTCTATGATATTGCCCAGAAAACTTATCAATCATTGGATGCCACAGCACAAGTTTATCAACGTTTTGCGGATAATGCCGATCGCTTAGGATTAAGTCAGCAAAAAGTCGCTGAACTCACGGAAACTGTCTCAAAAGCCGTGGCGATTTCGGGAGCAAGTGCAACCGCAGCCCAAGCGGCATTAACTCAATTTGGTCAAGCATTAGCCTCGGGGCAGTTACGTGGCGAAGAGCTAAATTCAGTGATGGAGCAAACCCCTGCGTTAGCGAAAGCCATCGCTGACGGAATGGGTGTCAGTGTGGGTGAACTAAGGAAGAAAGCCCAAGACGGTGAAATGACGATTGAGAAAGTCATTCAAGCCTTAGAACGTGCAGCCGACAGTGTGGATAAAAAATTTGCTACCAGCGTGACAACGGTTAGCCAAGGTTTTACCAATCTTCAATCGGCGATGACAAAATTTATCGGTGAAGCGAATCAAGGTACAGGTGCGACTCAGCTTTTTACCACAGGGATGGCCACTCTTGCCGATAATCTATCGTTAGTCGCTAAAGTGGTTGAAGGGATCGCCGTCACGGCATTGGTAGCAAAACTCTCTCAATGGACGAAAGCCACTTATCTGAAAAATCAGACAACGTTGAATGAAGCCAAAGCCACATTACAGAGTGCAGAGGCAAACAGTGTGGCAGCAACCAGTGCCGTGAGGAAGGCATGGGCGGATAAAGAAGCCGCCACATCGGCGCTCAATAGAGCCAAAATGGAATATCAAGTTGCTAGAGGCACTAACGCGGAAAAAATCGCACTCGATAACCTTATCGCCACAAAGTCACTCGCAAGAACAGCCTCGCTAAATTATACACAGGCATTAACCGCCGAAAACGTTGCTCAACGTGCATTAACGACCGCTCGGCGTCAATCAACGGTGGCGGGGCGAGCACTTAACAGTGTTATGGGATTAGCGGGTGGCCCTATTGGATTAGTGTTGACTGGTGTGGCGGCATTGGGCATGGGATTGTATGAATACAGCGAAAATGTCAAACAAGCTAAACTCGAATCGATTGAATTTGCTAATTCCCTTGATACATCAACAGAAGCGTTAAACAAAATGAGCAATGCCACGTTAGTGGCGAATTTAAGCAAAGTTTCATCGGGCATTAACGCGCAATTGGAGAAAATTGAGGAACTTAAACAACAGGTTATTTCCTTACAAGGTCTATCAAAATACAGCATTGAGAGTGAAAAGGCATTTACTGAACAAGGTGTGGGGGATTTATACCTTAAACGAGTGGCTGAAAAGCAAAAAGAGCTTGATGCTGCGATGGGGATATATGCAGAGCAAGTTAATAACTTAGAGCGTCAGCGAGCCAATATGCAAAATATGTTGGCGACACTCAAAGAAAAAGTGGGCGATCAAGCTCCGGAATATAAACGCTATGCCACTGAGTTACAAAATGTTGATGCCGTTATCAATTCACTTAAGGCGAGTTTAAAGAGTTTAGGCATTGAATATGAATCACTCATTGATATCACGCTTCAGGCGACAAATAGCCAAGTGAATGCCGCCACGGCGATTGCTAAACAGATTGATGAATCGATTGAAAAATCGCAACGTTCAGTGGCAAAAGCGCAAGCCACAGGGAAGGCATTAGCGAGATTAAATGCAGAAGATGTATTGGCTTCACGCAAAATTACGCCAGATATGCAAGGCTACGATAAAGCCTTACAAGCGGAAATTGAGGCACAACTGGCACTGCAAGCCAAACGGACGTATAAGCCCAGCCATAAATCAACCATTGATTACGCCAAGCAGTACACCAAAATTTTGACGGAATTAGAGGAAAAACAAGCCTCACTGATTGCGGATGGACAAAGTATTCAGCTGTATGGCACTACCTCTTCCTTTAATGAATACACATCCGCATTAGCCGATATCAAACAGAATAAAGACAAGTTTGATGCCATCTTAAAAATCGATCCCAACGCCATTGAGACGATTAAAGAAAAAGCGAAAGCCATTGATGATCTGGCGCGTGCTAACTCGGTTGCGCAATTTGCTTATGATCGCGGTAAAGAAATTGAGCAGATGCAATTTGAAACCACCTTGATAGGAAAGACACGCGCAGAGCAAGAAAAGCTTAATGCCCTTCGTCAGATTGATGTGCTGTATCAGCAAGCCAGTGTGGATTTAGGCGAAAAAGAGCTGGTGAACTTACAACGTAATGTCGAACTCACTAAACAGCAGATTGAGGAAGAGCTAAGGAAGCGAGAGGCCATGAAAGGCGATCCGATGGCGGGATTAAAACAAGGTTTATCGGATTTCAGTGAATCGGCTATGGATGTGATGGAAAACGTCAGAAACGTCACCACCAATGCCCTTAATAATATGTCTGATGCATTAGCCGATTTTGCTTTAACGGGCAAAGGAAGCTTTAAAGATTTTGCCAATGCGGTGATCTCCGATATCACTCGAATGGTAATGAAAATGTTGGTTTTCAAAGCCATTGAAGCGGGCGGGCAGGCAATGGGCTTTGATATGGGATGGATGAGCAAAGGGCATGCTTACGGTGGCTATACGGGGCATGGAGGGAAATTTGAGCCTAAAGGGATTGTGCATGGTGGTGAGTTTGTTTTTACCAAAGAAGCGACGGCTAAATTGGGTGTCGGCAATCTCTATCGCTTAATGCATGCGGCGCAAGGTTATGCTTCGGGGGGCTTTGTGGGGGCGGTCGCAGGACGAATACCGGTTACACCACAACCGACGTTAGCCCGTGCGGGTGGTGTACAAATGACCGTCGTTAATCATATTACAGTGACAGGAAATGGTGACGCTGTACTTGCTCAAGCAATGAAAGAAGCCGCACAACAAGGGACAGAAGCAGGCGCACAGAAAGCTCACGCGATGATGTTACAAGACTTTCAAAGTAATGGCGCAGCACGCAGAACATTAGGAGTTTAAATGTCTATTCTTGAATGGCCAAAAGCGGTGATCCCCACACAGGAAAACTGGCAATTATTGAGTAACAGCAAAACCTTTACCTCGCCGTTTAATGGAAGTAGTCAGACGGTACGCTTTCCAGGAAGTCGTTGGCGTTGTGAGCTGACATTTAATAATTTAAATGAAGAGAAATCGCGCCAATTAGAAGCGCTGGTGGCTTCATTGGATGGCATGTCGGGGCGAGTCAAAATAGCCAGTTGGATAAGAAAAGGGCGTTATGGGTATGGTTCGCCTCGTATTGCAATACCCAGCCAATTGGGTAATCAGTTAGAAACAAAGGACTGGAAGCGCAATATGCGCGTGTTACAACAAGGGGATCGCTTAACTGTGGGTAATGAACTCAAAATGGTGGTGGCGGATGTGGTCAGTGATAATCAAGGCCGTGCGATTATTTTTATTTCGCCGATGTTAAGAACGTCACCTACTGTTAATGAAATGCTTGAGGTTGAGCGTCCTTTTGGGGTTTTTCGGCTTGTTGATAATGAACAGGGTAAATTTCAGCATCGTCGATTGGGATATACCAATATCACGTTATCTTTTGAGGAGGTGTTGTACTAATGCAATATCATCCATTTTCTGACGGTATGGTAAAAGCAATTAATGAGGGGGCTTATATCGTTTTAGCCGCCAGACTCGATTTGAAATCAGGCGTCATCTGTGCGCATACCGGTGTTGGGCAACTGATTATTGTGGGGGAAACTTATTTGGGCGTGGGCAGTTTAGGCGAAATTAGTCAGCTAAAAGAAAATAAGACAACCAGTCCTCCACAATTACAGCTTAAATTAGCCGGTTTTGATAAATCGCTGGTGGGAATGGTGATGAATGAGCAAAGTCGAGGGCGAGAAGTGCGGTTGATGATGGTTGCCATCGGTGAAGAGGGAAAACCGCTTCTTGCTGAGGTCTTATTTGTCGGACAAATCACATCTATCAATGTGGTGTCTGGCGAAGAAAATGCCGTATGTGTTAATGTTTCTAATCGATTCTAGCGATGGTCAATCGGGTTACCCGATAGATTCACCGATGAGTCATGGTCATCTCGACGACAAGGTGATCGTATCTTTCGCTATGTGGCTCAAATGGCTGAACGGGCGATTTATTGGGGCAGTAAGAAAGATGCACCTGCATTTATTTATAAATAATCTTATTGCTTTGTTAAACCCACTTTTGTGGGTTTTTATTGCATAAACAAGAGGAACTGTGCCCTTTGTTGTTTCATGAAAGAGCTAAGTTTATCCTTGTTAGAAGATATCAGCGTTGGGAGTATAGATAGGTAATTGATGCCAAAAACTACATTCATATACCTTTATAACCGCAAAAAAAAACAAGCTTTAGTTGATAAATCTGGGTTGTAATGGCGACAAGATGACTCTATTATGAATAGGCCACTGGTCGAAAAGGTTCACAAAAAATAATCCAGTACCCACTAACAGTGTGGGTGATTTTTTACATGCAGAGTAATTGCAATAACCTCAAAATCGTCTATTTTGTATATATGCCAGAGATCCTGGTAAGAGGGTATTTATATGAGTCACGCACTGAGAAAGGCTAGTCGTTTAGATATACCGCCTCGTGACAAAAGTAAAGTTGCGTCTCCTAGAGCAGTAGTTGGATATAATTGCTCACACAAAGATCAAGTGAAAAATGCTTTCAGTCTTGGCTTTGAGCGTTATGAGACTGCTATGGATAAATTATCTAAGGTGTGATAGATGTCTAGGGAGTTTGGTTATCATCTTGACGGCGTGAATTACTTATCTGTTGATGACATAATTTATATCAATGAAGTTCTTATTAAAGCACAAACGCCAGATGAGCCAATCCAAGTTTTAAATCAAAGCAATCTAGAATCGTCACAAGCCAGACCTAGCGTAATAAGATATTACGAACAAACAGAGGATATGTTTAGACTATCCTCTGTTCTTATTGAAAGCCTTATCCAAAACCATCCATTCGCGAATGCTAATAAAAGAACAGCCATGATGTGTGGTTATGTTTTTTTATTGATAAATGGTTATGAACTTACTGCACCAAGTGATGATATGGTTGATATTGCATCTGGTTTAGCCACTAAAGATTATAGTTGTGAGGATCTTGAGAATTGGCTGTGTCATTGGTCTAGGACTTATGACACAGTAGAATTATGTAATCCTGATTTCGGTAAACTATGTTGTGGTGTAATCAAATTAAAAAATATCTGATATTACGCAATTGAAACTAACCCACTTCGGTGGGTTTTTTATTGCCTGAATTTCACCATGCCTCTTAATTGAGGTTTTTTGCTATTTAAGGTCAGTACATGAAACAACCCAACTGGACACTTAAATTACCTGAAACCATAAGGGCGGCGATGAGTCGCCCTTTTTCATGGGGTGAATTTGATTGTTGTATTTTTGCCTCTGAATGTATTTACGCACAATGCGGTTTCTCGCCAATAAAGCCTTATCTCAATCACTATAAAACCAAAGCCGAAGCCTTCAACCTGATCAAATCTAAATTTGGCACATTAGAGAAAGCCGTATCACGCTATTTCAAATCCATTGAGATTGAGCGCGTTCAGCGTGGCGACCTCGTATTGTTTAAAGGTGAGGACGGTGACAGTTTAGCCGTGGTCTGGGCGGGGCATTATTGGGGAGTAACCCCACAAGGTGTGAAGCCAGTGCAGATTAACCCAATCAAAGCGTGGAGAGTGGAATAATGGGTGGGAGTGGTGGATTAATTTCAAAAGTCGTGGGTGCTGGCTTAATGATTGCGGGGCTATTTACTGGAGGCGTCACCTCGGCGATGGGCATGGCGCTGATGGCAGCAGGCGTTGCGGTTCAAGTCGCAGGTTCGCTTATCTTTCAGCCTAAACTACCCTCCATGAATTATCGAGATACCGGTGAACGCAAACAGATGTTACGTTCATCGTCTGCACCTGAAACCGTGATCATCGGAAAAACGGTGATATCGGGTTTGCTTTTCTTCGCAGAGGAAGAAACTGGCGAACAAGATGAAAATGAAAAAATCACACTGGCATTAGCGTTAGCAGGGCACTCCATAGAGAAAATAGGGAAGATTTGGTTGGGTGATGATCTCATTGAGACGTTTGGTGATAAAGCGTCATGGGAATTACATAACGATAGGGAAAATGTCGATCCCTTTATGCTTAAAAATTGCCCGTCATGGAAAGAGGATATGATAGGTCGAGGTCTGGCGTGGTTACGTGTGACACTCACGTTTGACCAAGAAAAATTCCCTTATGGATTACCCAATGTGAAATGTGAAGTCTGGGGAAAACATCTGTTTGATCCTCGCACTGAGCAAATCGCATGGAGTAATAATGGGGCTTTAGTCATTTTGGATTATTACCGCCATTATTTAAAAGTGCCTGATACGGATATTGATTTTGACAGCTTTAAACAGGCGGCCGATTTATGTGATGAAAAAGTGAGTCTGCCAGAAGGCGGATTTGAGTCGCGATATACCCTTAATGGTGCCTATGACTTAAATGAGAGTCCATCCAGTGTCTTGGAAGCGATGCACAAATGCATTAACGCGGAACCGACATTCACCGCAGGAAAACACGGTATTCAAATCGGCGCTTATTATGGGCCGGCAATAAAAACCATCACTGAATCACAATTGATTGGCACCGTCACTTGTACCCCTGAAACAGGCTTAAAAGACGCCACCAATGCGGTGTATGGCACGTTTATTGATGCCGAACAGTTATACACAAAAACCGACTTCACGCCTGTGATTGTGGACGAATGGGTGAAAGAGGATGGCTTAGAAATTCGGGAGAATATCGACTATCGTTTTGTTACCAGCCCTTATCAAGCCCAACGATTAGCCCGCCAATATCTCCGCAAAAAGAAAGCCGGAAGACGGGTTCAATTGACCATGAACTTAGACGGCTATGCTTATCGCCCGGGGGAAGTTGTGCTTTTAGCATTACCTTCTTTGGGGATTAGTGGGCTGGAATTCCGTATTACCGAATGGTCATTTCATGCATTAGACGGTGTGGCTTTAACGTTGGAAGAGGATGGCGCCTATTTATATGAAGATGTGATTGGCAAACCGTTTGAGCGCCCGCCATTTGTGAGTTTACCCGCTGGCGGTGTTGCTTCACCGATTAATCTTACCTTTGTTCCACTTGCAGTCAGTGACATCATACAAGGTACGCTTTCTTGGCAGAATGTGGCGTCTGATGTGCGCTATAACACCGTCACTATTCTTCAAGAAGGCAACGTTATTCAATCTATTCAGGTATCGGCCGAGCGTGTCGATATTAACGGATTAGCGCGAGGAACTTATCGTGTTGAAGTTAGAGCAACAAATGTGGCCGGTGCGATGTCGGCACCCGCTATCAGTGATTTTGCCATTCAAGCCCCACCGCCTCCTGAGCATTTTGATGTCACCTCTGGCTTATTTAATCTGACCGTTGCACCGAAACAAGGCGATAGTGCTGTCTTTGGTTATACCTTTGAGTTTTGGTTTAGTGAGGAAAAACTCGCTGATCTTTCTGAAAATGAAGTGATCACCAAAACAAATAAAGTTGGCCAAGGGAATTTCTGGACGCAAGAGAATTTACAAGCAGGGCATACGTATTATTTTTATGTTCGAACAATCAACAGCTATGGTAAATCACCTTTTGTGGAAGCTTCAGGTACTTGCTCTTCTCAAACCGATTTAATTCTTGAGGAATTAGCGGGTCAAATTAGTCGAGATCAACTCGCACAAGACCTATTGGGTGAAATTAACAGCAAAGCTGACCAATCAGCTATTGTTGAGTTAAACACGCAAGTGAAAGCAAACCATGATGCGATTTTAGCGGAGCAAGTTGCACGAGGAGCGGTAATTAACCAAGAGCAACAAGCTCGCGCTGAAGCTGATAAAGCGGAGGCACAACAACGCCAATCTTTAGCGACACAACTTCGTGGTGATTATACCGGCAATGATTTATCGAAAGTCACCGCAGGACTCATCTCCGCAGAGAAACAAGCGCGTGTTACCGGCGACCAAGCAGAAGCGAAAGCCCGACAATCACTGGAAACACGGATGAATGGGAATGTTTCCGCGATTAATAAATCATTAGAAACCCTCACCTCAAAACAGCGAGCACAGACGCAAGAGATTTCAACACTCAATTCAAATCTTAAGGGGAAAGCTGATAGTAGTGCAGTAAATGCATTAAATACGCGAGTATCTAATATCGATGGCAAAGTGACGTCTGCAACCTCACAGGTACAAACGTTATCCAGCAAATTAGATACAGTGAAAGCCGATTTAATGGAGTCTGTGGTGGTGGATTTAGATTTATCAAAACTCAATGAAAACACCTATTATCCAGTTATTTTGCCATTAGCGACCTCTCGTCGTTATGCCTTTAAGGTCTTTAGAACCTTAGGGCAATATTCGGACAATAAACCCAGCTATGCGACTCACAGCACCAAAGGCTTTGCCATGATTGTGGAATGGCAAGTGAGTGCTTCTGGATGGGGAACACAGTCTGAAAACCGTATCATTGATAATTTTGATTGGCGATGGACAAATCAATCTCCTGTGATGGGACCCGCTCAATTAATAAATGGTTCTGTGGAATATATTTATTTACGAGGAGGGGCAAAATATCAGTTAACCAAACACAAAAGTGTTAACCATCAAATTATCACCAGCACTTACACCAATAACAAGCAATCGGTGGCACCAAAGGGATTTGTGGCGAATGAAGTACCTAAATCCAGCGAACAGACAGCCAATGCAACGGCGAATGCGGTAAGCCAACTCGAAACCAAAGTGACTGAGGTTTCAGGTAAAGTGACCTCTACCGCTCAGCAAGTCACTCGCCTAGAAAGCCAAATGGGTACAAGTTCAGCCAAAATCGAACAAACTTCGAAAGTGGTCACAGACATAAATGGCAAAATTTCGGCATCATGGACAATGAAAGTCCAGCAGGATAGCAAAGGGAATAAAGTCATTACTGGCATTGGCTTAGGGTTTAATGCACAAGGAAATAGTCAATTTCTGGTCAATGCTCAAAACTTTGCGGTGATATCGTCATTAAACGGCAAAGTGGTGACGCCTTTTGTTATTCAAAATGGACAAGCTTTTTTCAATGATGCGTTATTTAGCAAGGCAACCATTGATAAATTATCAGTAGGTAAAAAAATCACATCCACTAATTATTTAGCGGGCAAGAAAGGATTTAATATTGATGCCACAACAGGGAATGTGGAATTAAATGATGCAGTATTTCGTGGACGGTTAGATATTAACTCAGGAGGAACAAAAGGGCGGTTAGTGATCACAAATAATACTATTTATGTTTATGATGAAAACAATCAGTTAGCGGCAAAAATAGGTTATTTAGGGTAGCGTATGAAGCTTATTGTTTTAATTACAGCATTATTATTGTCAGGGTGTACCTCTGGATATAAGAAAGTCGATTGCCAAGGTGTTTACCAAATAAAAACTTTTCACTATCAACAACCTGTATTAGTAAAGTTTGATAAAAAGAGAGAAACCATTAAAGGGCCTCTTTATCATGCTGTACCTCAATTAGGATTTAAATTCTTAGGAGGATGGGTATCTCCTGATGCCGTAGAGGATTTCTCATGTCGTGGGGAATAGAGATATATGAAAAAGGAAAGCCAATAAAAATCACAGGGCGTTCGTTTATTTTTGACCAAATAGCGGTCACTCAAAATGGCAGTAAAACTTATAATAATATTCCTAAAGGGCGGTCATTGGCCGCCTATATTGTCGCTAGAAATCGAGGATCTTATTTCACTGTTAAAGTCGAGAATAATAAAATCTCGTGGAATTCTTTACGTGGTAGTCAATCGATTAATGGAATTATTATGGTACTAATTAAATGAGTAAATATGGTGCATTATTTTTTAATCAGGGCATTACCGAAGAATTAACGCCTTATGAATCAGCCGTATTTTTAAAAAAGATAAAAACTAAGCCAGGACTAATTAAAGTTATCGAAGGTAATAATAACGCAGTGCCACTTATTTTTATTCGAATTTTGAATTCTTCTAATCCATCATTAGGTGGATTATCTGAAGTAATTTATGAGAACAATGCGTGGTGTGTGAATTTAATCGATACGATTCAAGGTAATTCAGCAGAATATGAGCTTTATGTATTTGTGAAGTCTTCTTATCATATTTCACTTCATCCTCAAAAATGGGGAATTCAAATCTATCATAAAGGTGTTATTACACACGCTTCAAGTCAAAGACCGCTTAATTTATTAGAGGGAAATAACTTTGTACTCACAGGAAATAATTGGAGTGGTGTGGATGTCGGTTTCCCTTGTGCGGTATTAATCACAACAATAGGGCAGATTGGTATGATGGATTCGATGGGAGGAAAAACGATTAGAGTAACTCTTTGTGGCCGAGGTAACCGTATTATTCCTCATTCCATGATAGTTTCAGGACAGATGTCAACAACCTCATTAGGTAAGCAGTATTTTTATATTGATGTGAGGGAGTATGGTGGGTAGAAAGAGTTTAGATGGTTAGTTTAGTTATTGAGTACAAAAGATCATTAAAGGCAAATATATATTTGCTGGTGGTCGGCTTTGTGTTGTGAGTTCAATTAATCAATGCAAGGATATGCTAAAAACAGGCTGTCACAGTTAATCTAACCAATCATAACCACCCGTAAAACGGGTGGTTTGCTCTTGCCCTATAAGGGCTTGTTACCGACTGCGCCTAAATGACGCTGCTTTCTCTTCGTTCAAGCTAAGTGTCTTTGCTACTTTGGCTTACCCCTTGAAGGGGTTTTCATATTCCTTACTACTCAATTTATCCGAGATTAAATCCGACTTTTCTTGCTCTCTGATATACTTTTGAATTGTGGCTTCATTGAGTCCAACTGTTGTGACATAGAACCCTTCCGCCCAAAACTTTCTGTTGCCAAATTTATATTTGAGATTGGCATGTCTATCAAAGATCATCAACGAACTTTTACCTTTCAAATATCCCATGAAACTTGATACGCATATCTTCGGTGGAATACTCACTAACATATGAACATGATCTGTCATGAGATGCCCTTCGATTATCTCCACACCTTTATACTTACAAAGGTCTCGAAGGATCTCACCTATACTTGAACGAATTTTATTAAAAATCACTTTCCGTCTATATTTCGGCGAAAAGACGATATGGTATTTACACTGCCACTTTGTATGTGCTGAGCTTTGTGCTTTAATGCCCATAAACACCTTTCCTTATTTAAGTTACGAATATTAGCTTGAACATCTATATCGTAACGGAAAGGTGTTTTTCTTGGTATAACCTTTAATACCCACCCGCATAGCGGGTGGTTTTATATTTAAGACGCTGACGCGACTTAAACTGGCTAAAGCCCATAATAAACGATTTGTATCATCGTTGGTCAACGATGATACAAATCACTAAGGGTATTGACATTCCGTAAATTCAGGGTTGGTAAACCTGATATTTTTTCGTTTCCAGCAGTTTCTACATCTGGATTTGACATTATTTAAATAGGTTGAACCGAATTAGCAAGGCGCTTTTCTTGTCCAAATGGTGTTGTATAAAAACGTTGTTCAATACCGTAAAGCAGCAACTTCAATTCATCATCACTATTTATAGAAAAAGTTCCAGATAGTGAATCAAATCTCACATTCGCCTGACAGTAATTATTAATATATAGAAGCATTCTGGCCTTATCTGCAGGAGTCAATGTCGCTAGCGTATCCATTGCAAGAGTAACTCGCTTCCTATTTGGTTTGGATACTTTGCTTACGTTATACTCTTCGGAAAGATTGATGAAGGATTCGGAAAGGAATTGAATTACTTCTTCTTCCGTAGCCTCTTTAAATAGTACATCAATCCCTTTGAATATACTGCTTATTGTAGCTAAGTCTTTGAAAATAAAACTGTCAGCTTCTTTAAAGTACACTGCATCAGGAAATTCATTAATTACTAGGCGATTTTCATCATTTTCAACAACTGCTGCATCACCAAATGAAATGGTTTTTTTTCTTATCATTTGCGAAGGAGTAACCTTTTGAAAATAAAAATCACCATCCTGTGCAGCCATGATATAAGAAATATTGGAGAACTGAGATTTCGTCAAACTCAGAAACTCCTTAGAGTCAAAGTCAATTTTCAATATTGGCAAACAATACTCTTGCTCGCTAAAACTGTCGATCTTGAACCATACCTCTTCATCCAAATTATGGTCAGGATTATAAGCTACACAATTTCCATTAGTAACAACGACAGGTGAATAGAGAGTACAATCTGATAGTAATTTAAAATAAGGGTTTTTTCGTAATCTTTTTATTTTCGCGAACACATTGTTCATTACTATTTCCTTTCAATAAAGGTGTAGTCATTAATTCTGAATGCCTTGGAGATGACAATCCCTTTAGGTGTTTTATATTTGCATTTGCTTATAAGAAAGATAGAAGCGCCACCTTTAGTTTGTATACTATAAAACTCGTAACGGAAAACTAGAAACAGTGGGTTGAAGTATAGAGCTTGAGACAAAAAGGTAAAAATAAACAAAACGCCATAAACAAAAAACAAAGCACTCCAACTTGAAATGCTTAGTGCTACAAAAAAATACCCCAAATAACTGGGTAGGAAACTATTATTTGCATGCTCAATGCTTACTGCATCGCCTTCTTTAAAATCATCCGCGCTTAGACCACGACTGAGTAAGATACTTAAACCGGTGAGCAGTACAGGAATCAGCAGATACAGGAAATATGAATTGAACGGGTGCCAATCACTTAAAAAGCTAAACTGTGGGTAGAACTGCAGGAAATATCCCAGAGTGTACTTTTTCTGAACGAGAAAAACTATAACTAACAAAGATGTAGCATTGAATGTTAGCAACAGCCTGAAGAGTATGTTAATTATGGCGCATCCCCTGTGAGTGAGAACACGGTACATTAACTACCTTATGTACCGAACCTCTCATTTTATTTTTGTGAAGTAGGTAATAGCGGCTTAAAAGAACGAAGTAAAAAGTTACTAATAGCTAGACCAGCATAATTCAAATAATTACTGCATATCAACTATTATTTTTCGGATAGATAAAGCTTATCAAAACTGCAGTAACTTAATGGGTTTAAAATTCTGGCCTATCGGGTAGCCTGAAAGGTAGCCATTTTAGAAGATTTTCACGAGTTTTAACGCATCTTTCTCAACTCTGAATGGCCGTTTTGAGTTTCTGAGCGTTGATTAACACAAAGTGATGTTAGTAACACATCTGCAGTGATAACAATTACGAACTTCCACTCCTCGCTCATAGCAGTCGCCCTTAAAGGTTTTCCATATAATTAAGCGCTTTCAATAACTCTTCTTCTGTAAGTGGCGATATCAGACTTGCGCCTGTATCGTTCTCAACCTTCACCAATAGCTCGCTACAAGTGATTCCTAATCTATTCGCTACGTGATTTGCGCAACTCCGTGTGTGTGACGCTTTGTGCGCAAGAAGGCCTTCTATGTCTAAGACTTTCCTTTTTGATGATGAATGTGACATTGATTACTCCTTTAATCGAAATTGCTATCCATTCCGGTATGATGCGATAAGATAAATAACTGATGTTTCTTGCTAGCCTCTACCGGAAGTGCGCCGTAAACACAACTTCGTAAACCCAAATAGCTGAAGTTGGTGATTGCGTCCGCAGTTCGCTCAAAGCTGATAATCAAGTTCGAATGGTTGCATAATAAATTGTTATTTTTTATTTTCAGTTTAAATAAGATACTCTAATTTATTACTAGCTTTAATTATTATAACTAAAGCATTATTTTCTATTATTCAATATAAATAATAGATTTGAATACTTGATAGTAAATTTGATAAGCTTTCGAATACTTCAAATCACTTCCCCAAAACTACCCCAACCCAAACTAAAAATCAACCTGTTACATACAAACCAAGATCACATAAAAAATAAATTACAACCATAATAATTATAATTTATTTAATAAGTTACATAATTATTTTGGGTATAATGCTACGCCACATGGGTTGGACAGAAGCGGCTGACTTAATCATTAAAGGTATGGAAGGCGCGATTGCCGCTAAGACTGTAACTTATGATTTTGAACGTCAGTTAGAAGGCGCTAAACTGCTGAAATGTAGTGAGTTTGGTGACGCGATTATCAAACACATGTAATTGTTGACTTGATAAATAGTTAACGGGAGCTTATTAGTTACCGTTTATTTTTTGTACTATAAAATTCTTCCCCAAAATATCCCCAAAACTCTTCCCCAAAACTGTTCAATTAAACAGCAAT